GTGGTCTGCAGTGGTGCTTCCGGAACGTCTGAGGGATCTTCAGTGCCGACCAAGAAACCCTTGGAGGAGACCGTGGTGGTCAGTGCGGCACCACCAGCACCAATGGTCGCGATGATCAGGATGACGTTGTTCGGCATCATCAGCTGCTCGCCAACTTGATAACCGATGCCACCAATGGCGACCGCCGCTGATGTCACTTCCCAGCCCGGAGGCGGGGCAGTGATGGTCGGCGGAGTATCATACCAGGCACCGGGCATTTCCAGCTCGATGCTGCCCAGGGAGCCATTGGACATGCCATAAGCATGACCAGTAGCCTGCACCGCTTCTGGACCACCACCCGAGAACTCGACCGGGTAAAGATGATCCTGCACATAGCCAGTGCCTGCGGCTGTGCGCTCGATGTAGCCAACACCATTGGCCATCTGGGACGTGTAACCCGGCGCCGTAATAATGCGGGGTGTGAAGCCAAGCTTGGAGGACGATTTCAGGAAAGCCCACATCCCAGTGCCGGTCAGGCTGTTGCCAGCAATGTTGGAGATGGTTTGCTGCATCTTGATGGCCGGATCGACATCAGTGCCTTCTGCCGTCCGCACGATGACAATGCGGGCAGCGAACTGGCTCTCACCGAGCTGATCGTTGACACCACGAACACCATCAGCCAGATAACCGGCCTCGCCAAGCTTCTTGGTCATCCGCTGGTCGTTGGAATTGACAAAGACCGGCGTGTCGAGGGGATAGGCCGTCGGGTCGGCCAAAGGTGCCGGACCGATGATCCCAATCGTAGAAAGATCCGCGGCCAATACCGGACGCGCACCTTCGTCAATCCTACGGATACTAATGCCGAATACTGGGTCAGACATCTTTGGTTCTCCTTGGTGAAAGTTTTTAGATCACGTGAGCGGGGGTCATTATTTCTAGCGCCTTGACCGTCAAGGCGTGCATCTTGATAGCCAAAATCAATTCAGGTTCAGCCCCCGTAGAAGTCGGGGAGAAGATCCGTATCTCTCGGACATAATCCCCGACGCTTTGATCTTGAATGATCGGGGTCACAACTACTTGGCCGACGAGATTGCAGTCCATCCGCGTTGATAAAACTTGCAGCGGAGACGTGATGACCGGCTGGTGAGCCGGCGGGATTGGCGTTGACGAACGCCCCTCAAAGAATGCTACGTCAGCCATGTCGGCGGCTCCTATTGTTGGTCAGACTATCGAGTTTGGCTTGTAACTTCGCCTCATCCAACCCAAGCTCTTCAATAAGGACTTGCATCATTGTTGGTGGTGGTGGAGGCAGTGGTGTGAACCTTTTATTCTCGAGGTCAATACGTTGCATCCGAAGTGACTCGTGGTCCGCCGGTGGGTCAGTCACTTCGAACAACCTCATGCCTGCGGTCGGAAACAGTTCTGATGTATCGTAGGTCGTGGTGGCGACTGAAAGACCACCATCATCAGTCGGCACCGCAATGATGAACAGGCCTTTTGTTTCGCTCAATTCCTTGCGGAACTGATACCAATCAACACCATCAGAAAGACGTCGCGAAAACAGAATGTGAGAAGGCAAGGGGATCGGATAATTCTCTGGCTTTTCGCAAGCGACCCACTTACCATGATCGATGATATTCATGATGCCCATCCTGAAGTATACCAACCACCATTGACGTTGTGCTGACACTGACGCCAGCGTGCGCAGTAGACACCAGGTCCACCATAGTATGGAGTGGCCATCCATAGGCCGGTGATGCAGGCATTGCCGATCTCGGCTAATTGATACCACCAGGCACCGAAGTCGATGTCGCCAGCATGAACCCAGCGAACGCTGTTGACCAACTGGCTGTAGCGATAGTTCGCCGCGTCCCACGCGTAGGCGCTGGCGCGACCGTTGACGTAATCATGCAGCCAACCGTATTGAGCAATCCACTTGTGGCCGGCGTTGGTCGTGTATTCGATCCAGCCGCCACCATTGTTAAGCCAACCAATCAGGTCGCTCTGATGGTGGAAATGCATCGGCCCCCAGTCCGTGTCGTACATAGTGATAATCGGGCCGGTGGAATTGACTTGCATGCTCTGAGCATTCAACGCACCGTTGATGGTCATGTTGCCGTGCGAGGTCATGCCCCACGCAGTAAGCGGATGGCCGTTGGTGTAGATGCTATAGCAATTCAGATGACCACCAGAGATGTTGCCGCCGTTAGATGACAACGCACCACCGACGAAGACATGCGTGCCACCATCAAAATGATGATAGGCAGAATGCTGGGCATTCATCCACATGATGCCGGTGCTAGAATTACCAGCCCGGTAAGTCGTGATGTCTCCATTGATGACATCAAAATTGCCGTTCACAATTGAAGCACCAGTGACATTCAATTGCTTGGTATAGGTGATGCCGTTCTGCCGATTGATCTGCAGTGGCGTGTCAATATAAACGCCAGTGTCGGTATAGCGTAACACCGAAAAATTGGCGCCGGTATTGCCGCCTGCATCTGGAGTATTGTCGGCCACCGACAAGATCCATCGACGGACACCAGCAGTCGACAGCGCCTCAATCATCCGGTGTTCACCGGTGGCAGTGGGCTGCAACCTCAGTGCTGGGTTGGATGTCCTGATGGTGAGGTTGGCATTGATGATACCGCCGGCACCCAAGACGTTATCAACGTATTGCTTGCTCGTGGCGTGGGCGTTCTGTGTCGGCACCAATGGCACGCTCAGGTGACCTGTCATGGTGTCACCAGTCCGTGTCACGTTCAGACCCGAGTATTCAATCATCCTCGCCCGCGACCAAGCCGTGGTTGCAAGCAGGACATCGTTTGAACCTGCCGGCGGATGCACGCCACGCTGCACCGCTTCGAAAGGCACCGTGCCATCTTTGCGGATGAAGGCATAAGCATCCAGGCCTGACTCGGCCAGGGCTTGCGCCGCCGCGATGATCTCGGCGTGTAGCGTGATGACCTGTGCAGTATCAGCAACGACCGTATCGTGCATCGGGCCGACGGCGTCATGATAAATCTTGGTAGAGTCCGCCATGCCTGGCGTCGAAGAGATCATCCAGCTTGAATGTGGGCCTGGGTTGCCGTGAATAGCTGTCACGGTCAATTCAATCAGGCCATCGCTTTGAGTGTAGGACCCCACGCGCGCGATGGCGTAATCATCAATCGAATGTTCGATGATCACATAAGGTGATGGCGTGAACGAGGTACGCTGTACGCCCTCATCCACGATCATCGTCATGTAGCCCATCACCATCGTATATGGCGTCGAGACTGGTGCCAGCATGAAGCCAAGCTTGGTGACGGCAATGATGTCCTTGGTTGCGGGGATCAGGATTTCATTCATCCGCAACAATGCTGCTGCCCGAATTTCTTCGGTGATTTCAGCAACAGCATCCTGTTCTTGTTCAATAGACTGGAAGCGGCCTTCCAGCGATGGCAGCAACCGCTTCATATACGGAAGCAGTTGCGTGCCCGGCTTAAGATCGAATTCTTCGTCCAGCCGTTTTAGCGCCATGGTGCTTAACCTTTGAATTTGTGCTTCGTGGCCGGTGCAGAGGATGGTGTCGTATCGGGGTCAGCGGGAATGTCGCCGATCACAACTGCGTCGATGACTGCCGCACTGATCTCTGTGCAGGCTGCCCCGACCATCTGATAGGTTTTCCCCGGCGACAACATGCGGCCAGAGAACACGATGCCCTTGCCCAACTTGATTTCGTAAACCTTGAGTGGGTCATATGTAGCGGGTGGCACTTCCCGAACACCAGGCAGGTCGGGAGGACTGTCTTCAGATGGTGAGGACGGACCGCCGATCACAATGCGCCGATCATCCACCCATTCACCTTGACGCACTTGCCTTTTCGAACCATTCCCGCTCTCAGGTCCTGATGGCATGGTGGCAGGGTGGGATGTCCCCAAATGCGAACGGGCCTCATCAAGCTGTGCCCGACTGTACGGGACACTGACATTGCGGTTCGGATATTTATCAGTAGACATGTAGGCCTCCGTTAAATGAATACACCGATATCGATACGCTCACCGACGAGATAGCCAGTCAGCTTGTTATCGGTTGTTCCTTCGATCCTGACTTTGTAGGCAGAGATTGCTGCCCCGCCCAAAGCCGCCAAATTCCAGGTGCAACGCCGGATCAATGTGGTCGGATCATCCGGATCGATTTCATCTTCGATCAAGGATGGTGTCCGCACATTAACATAGCCAGCACCTGTCAACAGGCGAACGATGGCAGTGTGGTAGGGAGGGCCTCGCCATGCCTCCAGACGGACATCAACATAGACTGTGTTGACAGGTGTCGGCATTGTCCGGGCTGTTGAGATGTGCCGGTAATCAGAACGACGCCGAGAGGTAAGTGACCGGCTATTCGATGCCACACCAAAGCCAGGCATTTCATCGGTGGTGCCCGACAGCAATGCGCGGAAGGGCAGCAATGGCGGCAGGGCATTCAGTGGGTTGCCCTGGTGATAATGCGATAGGGCTTTCCATTCACCGTTGACCTGCACCTCGTAAGTGATGGTGGTGCCGGGTGGCCGTGTCGAGTCGTAGTTCAGATCGATCTCGGCAATGCCTCCGCCCAGCTCAAGCGGCGCCAACTGGGCATAGACGCGGTTGCTCCTGAACCTTGCGAACTGTAACCGGAACGCGAAGTCCTTTGTCATGTCACCCATTGACCAAGCACCATCGGTCGAGGTGAACATGGAGCCTTGAGCGAACTTGTTATTGTGAACAAGGCTGATGAAGTGATTGCCTGCCGTCTGCAACACAACGGCATAACGACCGCCCTTTGCAAGATAGGTCGGAAGGAATTCAAACCGCGTGCCATTCGGAGTTATCCGCAACAGGTCGGCAGGCAAAGTCGAACGGCCGATTGTCCGCTCATAATTGGGCGCGCCAGCCGCATTACATTCGCAGATCAGGCAGTGCACATCACCCGATGCAGCTTTGCGAGTGAAGAACATATCGACCGATGTCAGCCAACCACCCTGGGAGTTCAGGAAGGTCTGTGATACGACCGACCCTTGCAAACCTTCGATGGTGACAATCTGCCGCCAGTAATAACTGTCGACGATTTCATCGACCCAGAACTGGACAAGCCGCAGGATGGTGTGGCCGGGGTTATCTTGCACATCCAGGATCTGGAAGGTCTCATTGCCGCGAGTCAGGATGTTGCGGACAGGATCATAGATCAAATCGGTGTTGACCGAGAAGCCGCCCCAATAACCAGCACCACGCTCAGTTGCGCTGGATGTCATCCAGTCATTACCTGATGGAGCAAACCACCATGCGCCGTTCTGACAGACATAGAATGCCGTGCCCCAACGAATGCGGGTCCGGGTCTTAGTGCACAATTCCCAACTGATTGTCTGGAATTGGTATTGCGAGATCGACAGCTCGCTATCGTTGCCGAGAACTTCCAACCTGGTCACTTGATCATAGACAGGCAGGATGAAATTGGATTGGTTGGTAACGGCAGGGTCTAGGGGATTGAGCAAGGCGAACTGCGTATCGCGCTGCTGTTCAAACGGAAACCGGATGCCCTCCTCGACCTGGGCCATGTAATCGACATGCAAGATATCAGACTCATCGTCGGTCAGGAAGTGGTCAGCACCCCAGGATGTATAATTATCGGGAAGCCCGGTCTTCTCTTTCAGACGAGCAACGTCGGCGCAGACCTTCATAACGAAACGCATTGTCGCCGTGCCATTGATACGGATGGCAAGGGCTGCAATATCAGTCGCCAGGGTATCAAGGCGCGAGGATGTGCGGGAACGCCACGCATCGTTCTCGTTCATCCGCGCATCTAGGTCGAGAAGATTAGGCGCATAATTCTCTTCGGACATTTCGATAGAAACGATGCCCGTGCTATCAAGCAAGATCCACGCCACTGCCAGGGTATTGGATGCAATGGATGGGTGCTGCGGATCAGGACCTTCAGCACCAACCACCGTGCTGATGTTCGCCCACCGCCTGTTCTCAGTCGAGACCACGCGCGCGACCGTGGCGCGGGTCACAGGGTCCGTGAGGAAGGTACGCGGTTCAGTATCCGTTTCGACCTCTTGGCCCCACACCACCACGCCGACATAACGGCGAGTGACCACTGGCAGCACGCTCAGCAGGTCAAGGGATGACCCACCTTCATTGTCGTTGTAGAAAACAAGACCATTGTGATAAAGCCGGCCATTGCCCACGGTCACCACCGCCGGTGCAGTCTGCACCGTGGTAAATCCAGTGAACGCCATGCTGGGAATGAGCGTATCGACAACGATGTGGTCGAAGGACGAACGAGGGAAAAGACCGAAGTTGTTGAAGTCTTCGACCGTGACCTTCTGCCAGTCCTGAATGTTGACCTTACGTTCCATGGTGTGCCTCTCCTAGAGCAAGTTGATCACTTGCTGATCAATAGTGGTTTCTGTCCAAGCGCGTTCGCGTAGTTCAATCAATCGTGTCGGATCATAAGCAGTACGAACCCTGTCCCGTAATGCTTGCGACATCACAACGGAGCGACACGCTCGATCGAAATCCTCAAGGTCAACTGGGCTAGCAAAATAATTGTCGTCGTTGAGATGACCTTCGTCAGCAAACCAACTATGCCAATTATCTTCTGTGTTTAGATCTATCATCAGGTCAGCAGTATAAGCTGGCCAACTGACATAATCGACGCCGACGAACGAGATGCCCCCAGTGATGTTCGCAACGATGTCGGGGTCATGCAAGAAAATCCGATCAGCCAACATCCGTGCAGCGTCGTATCCGGCGTCAGCGTAATACACGATAGGCACTGGAGGCGGTGGATCTGGTATCGTGTTATAGGGTGGCGTCGGATGATAGATCAGCGGATTAAGTTCAGGCGGTTCTGGTGGCGTCAAGTTGCGGCTGTCGCTCCAGTCTCCGGCGAAGAAAAATGAATTGCCCCAACCAATATCGCTATCGCGTTCATAGCGAACATCGATGGGTTCCATGCCAGGAAGCACCGTGTCCAGATGGAGCTGACTTTCTTCGTGGCTGTAACTACCATCAATGCGAACGGTCACCAGTTGCGGCACCACCGTTTCGGCGCAGACGTATTGTTCGTCGTTGACGAAATCATCTTGCATGTAAGCCAGTCCGGCCAGGCCAGGAATAGCGACACGCTCATAATCGACAGAGGCCACACCATTGATGGTCTTGGTAAACGTATAGATCTGCAGGGGGTGGTCTACGCCTTTGATCCTCAAGTATGCTTTGCGGCCATGCAGGGCTTCACCATCATCAAGACCAACGTGCCAACCTGCACCACCATCATCGCAAAACAGAACATCGACACCATCCCAGCCGACGCCCTCATGAAAAGTAATACGAACCTCCGGCATCAGATGTATCCAGAAGTCGTAAGCCTCTTTGGACATTGACGGCGAAGCAAAGAATGATTGCGGCGGGCGGAGTGCCTGCTCGACTTCATAACCCCCAGTGAAATCCCGACCAGCAAAATCGAGACCCATCTCAATGCCGGCTAACGTGCCCCGCATTGACTTGTATTCGAACTGGCGAGCGACCCATTCCCGCTGAGTGCTTTCAATCCATCCTTGCTCCCACATCAATGCGCCCTGGGCATAGGCAAGGTAAGGCAGATTGTTGTAGGAAATCTTGTAGGGGTTCCACTGGTCTTTGATGATCTCGGCGTAAGTCCCGATCAGACGCTCGCCGTCCACATCGGCCATAGCTTTCTCAAGCCCAGACGCCGCTCGATAGATTAACTTGGCGCCAGGTGCTGTAATGATTTCATCGGTCATACAGCACGCCCTGCCATGGTCACAGTGATCTTGTTCACTTTGACAACCCAATCCGGACCGATTTCTACATTGGTCACCGGCTCAATGATGTCGACGTGATGCACTCCCGGTAGATTGCAGACGGCATGAATGGCTGTGTGGTTATGGTCATGACCGAGCCAATACTGATCCTTGACCAATTGCTCCAGGTTAGATTTGATCTTTGCTATGGTCTGATCTGGTATAGTGCTAGGATAAAGCCAGACGGCCACAGAATAATCGACGTTCATTACCTTTGGCGGATTGACTGAGATGACATCCGTCAATCCCATCCGCGACAAATCTTGAATATAGGAACGGATCAACACCAATTCTTCTTGTGTCGGCTTGGGGTCAACGTATTCCCACTCCATCAAACAGGTGATCAGGATCGTCGGATAGTAATCATGCTGCACCGAACGGATGGCGGTGACATCCCGCAATGCCGGCAAGGCCGACAGCGCCCAGAATTCATATGCCTCTGCCGTGCCATGCGGGCTCAGTGTGTTGGGGCTAAGCCAGATACGGCGGCGGTAACGATCATCCGTTTCACCCGGCAGGCGAGGCACGCCGCCGGGATAACGGGATGCAATGGCATCCAGGTCCGTGCCGATGGCGTAAGCCAATGTGATGGATCGCGCAGCCTGATTGACCCGATCGCGCAACAGCAATTCAAAGAAGGTGCAAGCTTCCTGGTTGATCTTGATCGGATCAAACTCAAGCATCTCCACATCATACTGGGCAGCGGCTGGCGGATCGTATTTAGCCCACAGCTGCTTGAGCCGTTGCATACGGTCCGCCAGGATCTGCTCAGTATCGATCTCCTCCAGCACGATCATGCGCTGAAGATAATCTGGATTGAGGACGGAAATCCTTTCAGCCAGACGATCGGTAATTGTCAAGTCATTTGCCATCATCGATATCCTGGTGTCACGCCCACGCTACCAGCAGGAGCCCCTGCGATGGGACCTTGCCGGCGCTCCCAAATATTGTAGCCACGACTGATCAATCCGACTGTCCGTTTAGACTCCGGATTGCTATCACCAAGATGGGCACGCGGCCGATAGACCCCATCCGTGCTAGTGGACAGATGACCTGTGCGAAGTTCTTCTGGTGATGTCAGCACAGAGCCATCATCACGGAGACCAACACGAACCCGCTGAATGCGATAGTTCGGCTCCCAAAGATCAATCCCCGTGGCAATGGCCCAATAGAACCGAGTGATGGTCGTCTCGTTGCCATTCTCACCGAGCATGTGCGGTACAAACGAACCACACCATCGACGCAGCACCCGTTCATGATACCGCGTCGAGAAGATCAGCAGCATGGATTGAATGACATGATCCCAACCGGTCAGCATTTTTCCGGTGAAACGATCCATGCCAATCCGCACAGGGCTAAGAACGATGTGGCCGTTTTTCAAATCCGGCCACATGTCTAGTGTGGGATCATAAAGATAACCCGACATGCCCTACGCTGCCGCCGGTGGAGTGGGCGACTTGGGCGGCTTGGGGTTCTTGTTGTTCTTCTGCTTGTCCCGCTCCTTCTGCTTCTTGCTACGGCGAACTGCCGCGGGCTGACCAGCAAAAGTCAAAGCACCTGACTGGAATGCCTTGCTGTATTTCGGAATGCGCGGCGGGGTCTTGTCATTGTCCTCGCTACGACCACGAGTAAGCTGCGCCAGCAATTTCTTGTGGCTTGCGCTGATCTGACCAACCGGCTTTTCACCAGCCAAGCCCTGATCCACCCAGTACTGAACCTGCTGGGGAACGGCGAGAACATGCTTGGTATTCTCTTTATCCACGCCCTTGTCGTCCCGATCACTCAGCACCCGCAGACCGCCGAAGGTATCAGGAACATTGGGATCATAGATATAGAACTTTTGCAGAATGCGAGGCTGCTTAACCATCATCGTCGGTTCTACCATATGGCTCTCCTGTTGCAGTTGGTATCAAATCACTTGTCGTCGTTCTTGATCGGGTCTTTCCCGAGGATCGGTGGCTGTGAAAAAATGATCTTGCCTTTGGTGACCACTACCCAATCACTGCCCATCCGAATTTTGGCGCCATCCTTTGCAGCGGCGACACGAGAGTCTTTGCCGACACGATGGGTGATGCCGCCGTCTTTGTTCATCCTAGATTTCATCACAGCTTTATCGCCGCCACTGTGACCTTTCTTCTTTTCACCCTGACCACCCTGACCACCCTGACCGCCGCCCTGACCGCCCTCTTTCTTGCTTTCATCAGGTTGCAGCCATTGGTCGTGGCCTTCTTTGGTGACCTTGCCCCGATAGTCATCTTGCTGATAAGTCTCTTCATCCTGACCAGAGTCGTCAGCATGTTCAGGCCGCTTGAAATCTTTGTTGGGTGCGAATGGAGCAATCATGCCCTGGCGAATATCGCCATTGGGACAAAGCATAGAAAGTGTCTGCCCCTTCTTGTAGAACTTAGCCTCAGTGGCGCCGCCGCGGTGGTTGGCAGTGTTCAGCCAGGGGGACAGGATTTCTTCGCCATCGCTGTCCTTGCCAATGACCATCCGCATCTTGTCTTTCTTGACTTCCTTAACAGTGCCGGTCTGAAACATATTCGACACCTGCCGTTTCAATTCCGACATTTGCCGTATCAGCCTTTGATAATCCTCGCTCATGGGATCACCTCAGTTGGATCTTGATATCGCTATGGCTACGGTCCAAAATCTTTTGGGCCAGTTGCCGAATGGTCTGTCGCTCTTCAGGTATTGATGACTGACCCATGCGCGCCCGCGCGCTGGTGCCCGTGGTCGATGTCATAGTCACAGGCAGGCGTTTACCTTTCTGGACATACGGCATGATGACGCAACGGCAGTGGGGGTGTTTAGGAATATGCTCCATCGCCGTTTCGATTGGCATCGGACCTGCGGCTGCTAGTTCTTCACAATCCATGCAGACCAACTCATCTTTTTTAGAGACAATGATGACCAGTGAACCGGGCTTCCTCTTACCAAAATCCTTGGACTCTCGACGGCCCTCCAGTTCAGAGACGTCACCAGATAAACGCGGATCGATTTCCACTTCGTAATTCAGATTAGTCCTGGATGCCCGCCGGACTTTCATCAGTCCTCGGACCTGTTCGATCTCCAGGCCAGTATCTTTAGAAATGTTCGTGGCCAGGACAGAGACTAGGCCATCACCAACTTCGTTGAGACCGATAGCAACCCCCGCAGTTGTGACTCTTTGTATCGCTGCCACTCGCCGGCCCAACTCCAGCACTTCTGATGTATCGACTTTAATCGTTACTGCTGACATTGCCCTCTGAACTTATCTTGTCTTTGGGTTCTTTGACCTTGGCCGTGGCCACGTTGGTTTCGACAACGATATCATCTACCAATCCGTGCTCTGGGTCATGCTCCATTTGGACATCATCAGCAGAAATCTTTCGTAGAATTGGCGCCTCACCCTGCTTGTCAGTCAGGTCATCACCACCCACGGCAGCCATGATCGTAAAGTCGGAGGCGAGCGGGGCAAGTCCAATGGCACGAAGTCCCAATCTGCGCAGACCAAGTGTGGCTTGCACCCGCTCCCAGTCCGGCGCTGTCTCTTCATTGACCAACGCCGCGCAGATAGCTCCGACATGCTCCATGTTAGCCTCTGGGTTATTCTCAGCCGTTGTGATGAACTCCCGGATCGGGTGACCCACGGGCACTGGCACTCCAGGCGGAATGTCGGAAACGATATCGCAGAGAATTCCAAGTTGCCGCGCAGCCCATCGCCGGTCTCGTTCTGAAGATGCTCCACGTTGACCACTAATGCGGTCGACACGGATCACAAAGCTCTTGAATAATTCAGTCCAGTCATTTTGCGGATCACCAAATAAAACAGCGAGGGCTTGGTTCTCCACCATGTCAAGAGCCAGCTCCATGCCCTCATCAGTCCGGGGTGTCTGGATTTGTGTGCCACCCGTTTCGCCTTCTACTTTGGAAGCCACACCAATTTCGAGGACGAGGTTCAATTCCCGGCGAGTACCATAAAGCTCCATGCCGCTGAACTCAAGACGATTGTCAGCATCGGTATAGACAACGATGTAAGGCTTGGCCGTGCCCGCTGTCAGCACCTGCGCCAGTGGTGTATTGTCCGAGTCAAAAACTCTATCATCCGCCCAGGTGTTCCCGCGCAGCGCTGCCACCGCAGTCAGTCGGGTCAACATGCGAATGATGCTCATGCGTCCTTACCATTCTGTTCGAACTGCTGTTCAAACAACTCAATTTGTTTCTTGAACATCCTCACAATGTGCTGACGGTCGGCACCATTGGAAACATAATTGCAGAGGCCACTCTTGTCGTCGAATGGAAACAGCAGCAAAACGAAACCGCTCTTGCGGGGTTGGTCTGAACTAGTGCCATTCAAAAGTTGATCAAGAGAGTCAGCCAGAACATTCATGGCTTCTCTCATCGTCGAAGGATTATTCATCGTCATCTAGAACCCTTAGTAAATGAACATCGGGACGGCCACCCGGCTCAGCGTGAATATGGCTGACCTCATAGGTCTCATCCCGTTCAGGGAATGTCACATAATCCCCTTTACGCAATCCACATTGCTCAAGAGGTTCATAGCGAATGGATAGTGTCGTGGCAACAGTCGCCTGCCGATGATTGAACCCGCCACCAGTTTCCTGGACAGCCCCTCGGGTCTGATCATAGATGCCGACAGCCAATGTCACCGGCCTGGAATTATCGACAGCACTTTCTCGGTAACCTGTGCCGACAGACTTCATCGGCTTCAGAACCACTTGTTCACCGAACACGGCATCACACCGTAAGTCGATTGGCTTGGTATCAATGACAATGGCCATGGCTTATCCATGCTGAATGGTTGCATTGACGATCGTGATCTGCTTGCCGACTTCTAGCATGACAGTATCCAGGACGATCTCGAAATCATGGATGCCGTCTTCAGTGACATCGATACCAACAGACATTTCATCGATGACGATGTTGCCACTGCCATCGCAGATAGTGCCGATGGCCGCCGTGCCAGTGATGTCAATGAACGTCGTGGTCGGCGCACACAATTGCAGATCAGGACCAACTAGATAAAACGAGGGCTTGGTCAACAGCAACGTCGCCAGGATAACTCGTTCAGCATTGCGGAGCTGGATGCATCCAGGACCATTGCCACCATCGATGGCTTGCATCACCACCGTCATGCGCGCCCGTTCTACTGGGAGGGAATATTCCATTTTGCTACCGCCTTAGATCACCGCAATGTGTGGGACGTTGCGCCGCTGGAATGAAAGATACAACTTGCCGTAAGGTGAAGAATTCCAGAAATCCTCGGATGACGTTGTGACCTTTTCTCCGCCGCTGGAGCTTTCACCACTGGACGCACCAGAGACTCTTTCGTAAGAAACCTGTCGATCCCGAAAGCGGACTGACTTGACCCAGATCAAACCAGCTTCACTATCAATGACTGGTGGCGTACCGCCACCAGATCCACCACCCCCTGTGATCATGCCGCCGCTCGCCTTGTCATGCAGATACAAGTAGTGAGCGGCGGCGTACATCACGGACATCTTGGCGTCGGGCCAGAACCACCAGCTATCAATCCAGACCATGCCCGTGTCAAGGGCCATCTGGATCTGGCCATCCGTCGCCGAAGCGAATTCCGGAAAGGCCTCCCGGAATTCGGCAACGGTCGGCGGCATTGTTGGAGCGAGTGACTTCCCTGGCATGGGGATCACCTGCCCCGTTGCGGTGCCGGCGCCGGCTCATCAGGCTTCTTCGGAGCGGTCTTCGGGGTTGTCGGCGTGGGGGTCACTACCGGCGAGGCGGTCGGTACCGGCGGCTCAGAGGATTGGGCCGGCATTTCCACTTCGTCTTCGCCTTTCTTTTTCTTGTCCGCTTTGACACCCCCATGACTGCCGCTCAATTCATAGGGCTTGGGGTCATCCATGTTCTCCAGCGACTGCTGCAGGTTCTTGAAATCTGCTTCAGTCATGTTGAACTCTTTCTCTTCACCCGGAGCGACAGTCACATGACCGCCGTCCTCAGTGAAGAAGCCGCGGGGCTGTCCACCCGTATTCTTTACCTTAGCCATTCTTGTCTCCTACTAATTTGAGATGTGGTTCTTTGAAGGCCCGAACGATCTTGATCATACGCCGCAAATCTTTGCGGGCGTCTTGTAATTTCCAAATGCTGTATTCATGAGTTGCTGGATTTGGATTTCGTTCTCTATCCAAGTTCAAATATGTCCAGCAACAACGAATGTTCCTGCGGCAATAATCGAGTGCCGCAAGAGCTTCGTGTTCAAGAAAACCATCAATACGCCTGGCGTACCGCATTTTAGATGCCGTCAAGATAACGCATTGCGGCAGGCATCCGGATCTCGATGCCGCCGAGCCGGAAGATACCGGGCACGTCGAACACCAAGGGACCACGCTGCCAAACTGGCAGGAAGCGATGCGGCATCGGTATCCACATCTTGAGCACCTGCGGATCACGGCGGTAAGCCACCATCCGGCTGATACCACCCGAACCCGCGGTCTCGAGCCCGCGCACGCCCGCGAGCGTGATCGGCCGTCCGGTCTGAACCGTCAGCACATTGTACTGCTTGATCCAGTCCAGCAGGGTCATCGACGAATATTCGATGATCCGGCCGGCCATGCCAACCAGAACTGACGGAGGAAGCAGAATGGTGTCGGCGTAGTAAAGCCAGTTAGTGCCAGTCGCGATGCCCATCATGGCTGAGTTGATATCGCGGATCACCTGCTGGTTGGTCTTGCTGGCAAAGGTGGTGAGACCACCAGCACCATCTGCCGGGGCAGTCGTCGCGGTAACCAGCGACGAGTTGATAAGCCCCTGCATGTTCTTCGGCACCGATCCACGGAGCGCGATGTTGTCGACGAACTCTTCATAAGCCCGCCGGCAAGCCACGGCCTTGTCAGCAGTAAGGTTGAGGCCAGGAGTATTCTGGGCCTGCGCCACTTCTTCCAAGGTCCAACGATATCCGATCGCGGCCATCTCCATGCCACGCTCGAATTTCTCGCGGCTCAGTTCAGCCAGCGGCACATCGAGTGCCGTGTGGTGAAACCAATCCGCCCGACCCATCATGTCGGCGCTGAAGTAAGTGATGGACTTCACCCACTCATTACCAGTGGCAGTGTCCACTGGAACGAGGTCCGGATACTGAACATCCGGATATTGCATCTTAACCACCTGGGTCTCGATGGCTGTGGTCTGATTGACCACATAGTTATACGCGACTTGCTGCGCGTCTTTCCCGAACATATGGTAGCTCATCTCTGTCTCCTTGACAGGTTGATGGTTTCCGAAAACGCCAAGACGCGCTTAACGCTGGATACCGAGTTGAACGACGTTGAGTTCATTGGCCGGACGCGTGTGCTTCCAACGCGCGCCAGGTACCGGACCGATGCCACCGGTGTTGGTGAGGATGCCATCCGTGGCGCCGAAGTGCACCGGATCGCCGGCGACCGTCGGCACCGTTGCAGTGGCGAAGATTTCGCCTTTGGTCAGTACGCCACAAGTGACATACTGAGCATAAGCATCTGCTGGCACAGTTGAACCGACAAAGTTCACAAGCGTCGGATCGAGGATGGTGATACCCACGAAACCAGTCAGTGAACCACCAAGCAAAGCACCAATGTCGGATGCCGTCGACTGCGACACAGCACGGGGTGCTGCAATCGGCGTTGCACCTTCCACTGAGCGCGACACCGCATTGTAGTCCACCATGCGGTTGATCATGCCAGGGAGACCCTGACGCATCTGCTCGGGGAACGTAGCTTGCGGTACACTATGCTGCGAAATCTCATGCAGCTGTTGCGCGTTGCGAGCAACGAGTTCGCCCTTGGTCTTGGCGGGCTCCTCGTGCTTCTCATCGCGACGGACGTCTTCTTTCTGGTCTGCCATTGTCGTAAACTCCTATTGAGGAAAACGAATTGCTCGCTTGCAGATTACTGCTTCGCGTTGTGATTGCCAGCGGTCTTCCACCGGTTGCTGATCCCCTCATTGTATTCGACGTAAGCTTTGGTCAGGGGGTCACCACTTTGATGGTTGGTCGCCAGGATGCCAGTGAGGTCCCGCGTATTGTTGCTGTCTGCGAGGACGGATGTGGCAGTGAGCGTGTTGAAAGAAGCCGTTACCATTTCGTCCGTCCAATCCTTGGCGGTATCGCCGAGCTTGGATGCAACGACCTGGCGCCGAATGTCAGCTTCGGTCTTGCCATCAACGATGACAGCATCGCCGAGGATGGACTTGGCCCGAGATACTGTGGCCACGCGATCCGACACCAGCTTGTCGAGCTGCTGCGGAGTGAGCTTGGAGTCTGCCAACTGAGTTTTCAGTGTGGCAATTTCTGCGTCCTTGGTCTGAACCACGGCAGCACCATTGGCTGTCTCGGTCTGGGCCTTGGCAAGATCAGCCTGGGCAGCAGTCCGGATGGTTGCAACTTCTGCCCGGGCTGCGTCAAGGTCGGTCTCCAACTTCTGCACATGGCGCTCGACCACTTGCATGTCACGCTCTTCCATTTCGACGGTGATGCCATCGATAACAAAACTACGAGTAGCCATCGTTCTCTCCTTTGGTTTGGATCTATCACCCATGCGCAACTTGGGACCACCACGCGCTGCACGGGTAATGGCAACATGGTTGGCACGGATCTCAGATTGGATTGCGTCGTACTTTTCCCCTGCCGGTGTGGTTCCGTCGCCCCATTGCAATGTGGCCGAATAACCAACGGACAGTTGAGTCTTGCCGTCACGAACCTCCTTGATGGCTTCTGCATCCATAAGTACAAGCGGCACGCGAACGAATTCACCATCGCGCAACACCTCTCCTCCGAGGTGGCCGACAGAAATATCTCGCCAGTTGCTGGCGTTGACCGGCACGGCTGGGTGCTCATTGGTCACTGGTTTATGAGCCAATGAAGCCACGGCATCAGCGTGGAAGACCTCGGTATCGGGCCGGTAAACCCGAACATCTTTCAATTCGGGACGGCCGACTTCAAATCCCTGATAGACTTGAATGCCCGTGCGAGCAATCCGCGGACTGCAAACCAGGTAACCATCCGAGGTCTCGCGTACCTTGGCAGCAGCATCCAATGCCACCATCTCGGTGAATTCTGTTTTGCTCACCATGTCCCTCCTATTTCCTTTGATCTTTAAGGTATTGGTCAACGACGCGCCTGATGGATAATTCGTTATTCGCGATCTTTTCTTCCAGCACCGCGATCTTATGATCCATCTCATCCATGCGTTTCACGCTGTACGCAGCACCACGCGTCTCCAAGATATGGACTCGAGTTTCCAACCTCACTGAATACGAAAGAATGCTCGCAGCCGCTGCGCCAATCGCAATCAATTGAGCGATTAGAAAATACACGAGCGTGCTGTTTTCTTTTATCCATGACTTGGCTGTCTCGACCATACTCACATCCTCATTCCCGAGGTCGAGATAACTCCGGCGGCGGATTGACATCCATCTCGGCTGGACGGTCGGGCATCGGCGGCGGAGTGATTGCTGCCGGTGCTATCATTGGTTCAGGTATCACTGCGTTAGCATCTTCTTCTCGCCACCGAGTAAAGAATGCTTCCATGGCATCCATCACATTCTGAAAGGTGATGGTCTTGCCATCTACCTCTACTGACTCTTCCAACACCACATCGATGCCGCGAGCGATAAGAGCCCCGGGCATTACGCCCAGGGTTTTATTTGAGACGCTGCGAGTGCTCAGCAACTTGGCCAATTCCGGATTGGACCCATCGCCAGGTTCTTCCAGCAGCACTTCACTGTGACCATTCACCGTACCCGACGAGTACGGAGAAATAATCTCCACCCGCGAGATCCGGGGAGTGGCGTTAACGCTGACAGTAACTGTCGCCATCAGACAGCCCTTCCGTTACCTGACTTGTGAGAGGGAGCCGGATTAGGCTGAGGCGGAGGCGGCAGGGGTTCTTGACCCGGCACCGGCTGTGGTTCAGGATTGCGGGGCGGCTGTCCAGGCACTGGCTGCTGACCAGGCTGTGGTGCTGGCTGCTGTGACAACTCAATCATGCCACGAAGAACAATGATCTGCATCTGCAAATCACCGATCAACTGCCTTACTTCTTTTTCCACCTTTTGGCTTAACTGCTGTGCTTGATCCATTAACTTTCCTTTCCAGGTTTCCTAATCGGGTTACGATATCTTCTAGAAGCATCTGCACGTTGAGTGCTTTCGGAAGATCCGGATCTTGCCAGAGTTTTCCGACGCGTCCACTAATAAGATCGATTTCCTTGTTGCAAAATTCATCGATCAAATTAGTCTCATCTTGTTTACGGATCACATCTACAATTTCAATGAGACGACAATCCGCGGGGAAGATCCGATCAGCTTCCACATGCGATACTCGGATTACAACTGTGCCATCGCTTTTCGTATCAAGCACATGCTTGACCGTATCCTTCTTGAAATTCTTTCCTGAATGAAGATAGACATACCAGTCCATGCCGTCACTTTCGCGCCGCGCGAACAACGTATTTGGCGGCGCATTACTTGGTAACCGCTCTGGTTTGTAAGTGACCCATGTGCCGTGATCGATAATATTAGGCATAGCCAATCGTCCACCAACCAGAATTACAAAGTTGCATATAGCGGCAACGGAAAGTCTGAATGACGTAATATCCTACAGGAGCCGAACCACCTGCACCAGTGAAGACCGCGCCACTATAAGGCTCCCACATCCCATTGTAAGGAACACCGGGATCGCCGGCGTGAACCAGTCGGCCATCGACCACTGCACGGGCTTCAAAAATAAACCTGCCCAGATCGCTGCCATCAACTTGTGCGCGAAGGCTGCCACCATCCCAACCGATATAGATTTTATTGCCGGCTTGGTATGATCCGCCGCTCTGTTGCACTGGCGTGAAACCAAGATTGGGTTGCGGCGTGTAATTGAAATCTCGTGTCGTCCAGAACTTGTACCAAGTACTTGTGCCGTGCGACCAACCACCCATGTACATATGGCCGTTCGCGTTCATGCCAACATTGCAACCGAACTTGCCGTGAATGTGGTAAGCTATCGAAGCCCAGTCCCCGCCGTCACCACTCCCGATTTCGAGTGCACTCGAAGCACCTGCGGCGCCTAGATAACCGCTGTTGGGTGCTGTTATCTTGTTGCTGGAATTAACAGCACCAGTGAAATTTACGTTACCAAAATTCCAAGTACCCTGGAGGGATAAAGAGCCCCAACCTGCTCCACCTGCATAATATCCAAACGTAGCAGTGTTTGCAGCAGACTCGGGAGTGAAAACAAAATACCTGGTCCCCGTGGTATCAGTAACAATTAAGGCATCACCGTTTGCTGCCGGTTGGATGCGGCTATTTCCGTTAACGTTGTATCCACCAGCAGAGATGATCAACCCACCAGAATTGATAGTTAGTCTACCGGTCATGGTATCACCGGTCTTCGATACCTTGCTCGAAAGATCTGGTGTCGGAATTCCGGCTATTGCAGCGTCCACATAATCCTTGCGTACCGCATTGGCTGCGACGGGTGCCGGTGCCGCTGGCAACACCAGGGGACCTGACATCGTATCGCCCGCCCGCTCGACATGAACATGAGCATAACCAGGCGGACCCCATTTCTCGCCATCCCAGATGTAATTGGGTGGCGCTGGTGCTGCTGGGTATTGCTGACCGATGGTCGGTGCTTCAGGAAAATTCATCATGGCGGCGTGCTCTTGTAGAGATGATTGGCTGGAAGCAAACTAGCGTATCCCCATTTATGAGCGAGGTAGCCTTCAACCGTTCTGATGGCCATCGAATTGTACGACAGAAGAACGACCTCTTTCAAATCACCCCAACCCTGACTCGGTGGCGTGCTTTGATAAGCACCAAAGGAAATGAACGGCACATCGGCAGGGGTCAGTGTTGTGTTGGTGTTAGTCATGGCCCCACCATCACGGGACAACGTAACAGGGCTTGCACCAAAGGACCCTGCGCCAATCCCCCAAACATTCCCCCATGTCAGGCCTTCATGGAGCTCAAGTTCTGCCGAAGCTGCATATGGTTCAGAAAAACCAGTGGCCAGTGTGACGGTCCATCTCCAGTAACGAAAACTGGCTGGCACATCGAGCGGATATGTTCGTTTCTCACTCAGTGTGAAATCTGGCACGTTCGAAACAGTATCGACCAAAGTCCAGGTCGAGTTATCATTCGATCCTTCAAACGTCCAACTCTTCCATTGTTGATAAGGAACGGTGCCACCGCCACTCGTATCACGGGCCTGATAATTATACTGACTGACAAAGCGAGAGGAGCCAAGGTCAATCTTGATCCAGTAAGGCCGTGTCAGTACCGGCACGGCACTATGTGAATGCGAAAGGATGTTTCCGTCGAATGATAAATATGCCGGGTAACCGGCATAGGTTTCTGATTGAGAAGCAACGTACGGCGACGGTACGTTGTCCGATGTCATGTTGCTTGGACTAACCTTAGCACCTACCGCTGCGAAGTAACCAGCATTGTAAGTACCCAACCGCAAGCTAGTGTTCTCAAGGATCACATGATGCGATGAAGTGGTGCCGCGTAAGAGTGTCCGCCAGTCATTACCATCAACAGGTAGTCTTGGTTTGCCAAGCCACACAATATCAAAACTCGAGGGCGCATTAGCAGCCACAAAGGATTTCGAATTTGGTATCGTGATTGTCTGGTTAGCGTAGGTCGGCCTGTAAGCATCATTGCTTTGTATCAGTGTCAGTCCGCCGACGCCTTTGTTTGTCCATTGGTTCACACCACTGCCGGCAAGTTGCAGTGTGGCAGCATCTGCACCATCGAACCACCCAACCAAATTTGCGCCAAGGTCAGTCAACTGGAACGGCGGCGGGTTCCACTTAGTGCGTAAATAACCTTCGACCTGTTGGCGTTCAGCATCGGATAGCTTGCGATTATACTGCACCACTTCAGCAATCTCACAATCAGCATATTCAGTTGGACCTGAACCGCTGATGTTAAAAGTGCCAGCCCATGTTGCAGTAGATGGTGGTGTTGGATGTGTGCTTAACAACACGCCATTAGAAAACAAACGAGGTGCTAGTGTTGGTGTAGCACTATCCGCCGAATACAGCTTCCATGTTGTAGCACTACCACCACTCACTGGATCAGTACCGTACCAACCTTCACTGAAGGCGCAATCCATGTACTGATCCCAGAAACCGATCAATATGTTCTGGTTGGTGCCAGCCATCGCTGTGACGACACGGCCTGGTGTATTGCGCCAACGCCGTGCAACATAAATGGTCGTCCAGTCCTTAGTGATGCCCGTGCCCGTAATCCGCAAACAACCTTGGTCTTTCGTGATCCTCACTACCGGCAGACCATTCAACGCGAACTTACGAAACGTCGGAGCTGGTGTATTGGTGATCGTGGGTTGGGGACCACTGCCGAGATTAGTCCAAGTATTTACTACTGCGCCATCCGCCAAATAAATCCTTGAAGCATCCAGCCAGATTACGCAGCCGCTGATTTTCTTTGGAGTGAATAGCGGCCATACCTTGGTCGAGCCAAGGAAGACCGCGCTGGCTTGTGCGCCACCGAGAACGATCTTATCCGCTGCATTTATTTCTACCATTCGATGATCATCCGATGATCACATACAGCATTGTTGGATCAGGCGGCGCTAGTGCATTGTATGCAGCCTGTGTGATCTGTGTCCATTGCCCAGGAGGACCTTGAACACCCTGCGGCCCTTGCATACCCTGAATGCCCTGGTCGCCCTTAACACCTTGAATGCCCTGGTCACCTTTAACGCCTTGCGGTCCAATCGGACCTGCTGGCGACATGGGAATGGCGACCACCCACTGGCTTGATGTCCCATCATTGAAATAGATGAACGTGACACCAACGGTCGAGTCCCACCAAAGGTCTCCAGTTTTCGGATCAGGTGGCGGATCATCAGAGATGACAACATTGGCGCCGGCTTCGAACTCAGCCCACGTTCGATCTTTGCGGGCGTAATATTTTCCATCAGCAGGTGCTTCTTCAAGCAAGCCTTCGCCGATGGGTCCTTGTGGTCCGGTGTCGCCCGTATCACCCTTATCTCCTTTGTCGCCCTTGTCGCCTTTGGTACCTTGAATGCCCTGATCACCCTTAAGACCCTGGATGCCCTGAGAACCCGTATCTCCTTTGTCGCCTTTCGGTCCGACAATACCTTGCTGCCCTTGTGGTCCCGTATCGCCAGTGCGACCTTGCGGACCAACCGGACCCATGCCGCCAACAGGACCTTGCGGACCGGTATCGCCTTTGTCTCCTTTAACGCCTTGAATACCCTGCGGGCCTTGCGGACCAACCGGACCACGCTGACCCCGCGTGCGCAGGATAGTCGTGATTTCCATATTGTTAGAAAAAGGAGCACCAGTCTGATCGACGAACTGAACCCACACCTCGAACCAGTCAGTTCGATCAATCGCCGGCGCCAACATTTTCCATGTCTGGTACTGAGCCGATAGTCCGCGCCGTTGAATAACGAACTCGTCGTCGAATGTCGCTGTCGTAAATGCGATGGTCGGATCAAGACCATCCTGCGTCAGCCGGTCAAAATAAATCCTCGTTGCCTGTGTTGGATCAGCATGGTTGTAGCGTAACCGACCAGCACCAGGGTCCATTGCAGAGGTGGCGCTGTCGAAACGATAGAGCCACATCGACGAAGACGCACCAGCAGGACCTGCGGGACCAACAGGGCCGACAGGACCTGGCGGACCGGGATCACCCTTCTCGCCACCACCTTCGCCGATCAACGTGCCATCTTCAACCCGAAGGCCATCGCCGATGATCAGGCTTTGCGCGGGTCCGCGCGCGGGATCATATCGACCGACAAGCGTATTGCTGTTCGTTTCCAGAACGATGTCGTCATTATAATTACTAAAGATCCCTTCCTGCAGTGGTTGGTTTTCTTCATCAGTCCGCAGCCGATTAACCATCCACACGAGTGGATCGGATGCTTCAACAGGAGGCGGTTCCTGCAGAACAACATAACCGCGCATCTTGGCTTTTGATTTTGCCATGCATCCAATTATCCTACCCTACGCCACGGCTGGATGCCGGGATTGACCCAGGGCCTAACCATAGATGCACCACCCCATGACGCAACACCATGGTAGCTGGGTGGCAATGGTGTAGGAACCCATTCGCCTTCTACAGGCGGAGTGATCGTTTCAACATAACCGACACCATGGATGGTGCTCCGTTGAGCAAGCAGAACACCAAGGCCAGTGGTCTGGATACTGCCACCGACGATCTTTGCAGTCCCGGCTTGCAGAACACCAATCGCATTCGATGAAACAGCACCACGGCCCAGCATCAATGCCGGGTAATGGCTGATCAGATTTCCGACACCAGTATTCCAGGTCTGACCAAGGCCCTCGATTTCAAACCGATAAGAATATAGTTGACCCCAACCACTGGCGAACTGAAGACCAGAACCCTCTACGACATGATCTTCAGCGACCAGCACACCAGCGCCGGAAGAGACCAGATTGGCAAAGCCAATCATGATGGCCGAAGAGGATGTTAGTGCCGCCGTGCCCTTGACATCGCTTTGACCAATGGCAGATAGGGTCGAGAGACCAACACCCAGGGGAGCCACACCCCGAGAACCGGAAACGGCTGCCGCGACCAGCCCAGCAATATCCGAGGTTAGAACGCCAGATCCGAGCCACTGGGCCTGGCCAGAACCACTGACCGTGGCCGTGGAACCCAGGACACCCGAGCCCCCAGTGGCTGATAGACCGGTTCCACTCAGGGCCGATTGGACATCCAGCAGCACGCCAGCGCCGGTGGATTGGATCAGCCCCTCACCCACCACCCCGAATGGGGCCTCAGTCAACGTGCCGGCCCCGCTGGTGCGGCTAAAGCCAAGGCCCGTAGCCAGATAGGACTGGGATTGTAGGGCACCCGTGCCCGTTATTACGCTGACGCCTTCGTAACCGTAGACCGTAGACCGAGCCGCCAACAATGGGGCAGTGCCCTGAACGGCGCCAATACCGGTGGCCGCCACCACTGCCGGAGCCGGGACCAGTGCCCCGGACATCCTCCAGATAGATCCACCCACACCCGCCAGGATGCTGGCTGTACTGATTAGAGAACCTGTCCCCCTCCAGATTGAATAAGCAGAACCAGTGACAGCCGAGGCACCAACTTGCAAAGTGCCTGTACCAGAGATGACGGTAACACCCTCGAAGCTTACGATTGTAGAGGGGGCTGCTGGCAAAACACCAGCACCGATGGCCTGCCCAATACCAGAGCCCGTTACCGCAGCCAAAGCCGGGGTCAGTATACCGATGCCCGACCACCTCGAAGCACCCAAGGCCGTCAATGTCGCGGCAGGTGCGGGCAATGTGCCCGACGCCAACCATCTTGCAGAACCAACACCACTGATGCTGGCTGGTTGATCAGCCAACGAACCAGTAGCTGCGAATATCGATTTGCCGGATGCCGCAAGGACAGATGGCAGATCAGTTAAAACAGCAGCGCCGGATGAGAGGGAAGTGGAGACACCCGTCACAGATACCGCCGAAGATGTCAGAACACTAACACCCTTCGACTCTGAGCGACCTATCGCAGACAGTGTGGCAAACGATGTCAGCGTGCCGATGCCACTGACGCCAGAGAATACCGAACCAAGACCACTGACGGCGGCTGTATTAGAAACAACGAATGCGCCAGAACCAATCGAACGCGATACGCCAGGAGCAGTAATAGTTGGCCGGCTCTGAACTAGAGCACCGGTGACAATCCATCGAATGAAACCACCACCAACAATCGTTGATGTCGATGTGAGAGCACCAGTGCCCCTGGTTTCTGATTTACCCTGGGCAATCAAAACCGAAGGATCGGTGTTAGTCAGTGCACCCGTGCCGGTGACATTCCATTCGACAATGCCGTTACCTTGAACAACAGCAAGTGCCGTAACAACAAGAACGCCATCGCCCTTGGCGGGCGTCATGGCCGTGCCCAATGCTGTCAGCGCCGAAGCACCAGCGGCTAGAACACCAGGACCCTTGATGATATCGCGGACAAGACCAACTGAATTAACAGCGGCATTCGATGAAGTCAGTACGGCACTGCCATCAACCTTGGTGACACCCGCGCCTGATGCAACCGAGTTGGATGGCTGCAGGTTAGGCGCACCAACTGAACCCGAAATAGCAACGCCAACGACATTGGCTATCCCGAGATTGACCAGTACGCCCGTGCCATGCGCGGGACCATCAATGACAGAACCAATCGACTCGATAACAGCGGGGTCATTAACAAGTGCGCCGGTCGCAATGTATTCTACGAAACCACCAGGGGCAGTTATCGTAGCATCGCTCGGCACCAATCCCTTGGTGTAGGATTGGCTGATGGTTGTCCAGGTATCATAAATAGAGGCGCTCGTGGTCCACGAGCCGCTGCTCATCGTTATCATTCCGCCGCCAGCATAAATACTGGAGGAGACGTAGCCATTCAGATAATAACCGTTGGCATCGAACGCGCCCGTGCGCGTGAATGTAACGACGTATGAAGTGCCATTCTGGACTGGGATCGGCGTCGGGAACGTAAACGTCACCGGCAATGAATTAGAATTTGGCAGGTCTGATCCGAGGATCGGATCTGAAGTACCGAGCAATGTCCCTGGTAAACCACCAGCCGAAGTATAAAGCTTCACCACTACTGAGTCGGTCGGCGTAAGGACTTTCCCGATATACGGCGTTACTTGTGTGATCACCGGACCGGTAGCGATAAAGACCTGCCCAATGCCGCTGACACTAGTCCTGCCCCATGTATATTGGTTCTTGGTGCCGCCATAGATCACAAGATCATTGGCGATCGATCCACCAATCGATGCCGATGTACCAGTGCCTGCGACCGCAGCAATACCCAGTGATATCAGTGCGCCAGTGCCGGTGGTCGGAGGATCAACAGCTTTGCCGACACCGACCACGGTTGCTGGATGGGATGCCAGCACACCAGTAGCATTCCACTGTATGCCGCCCTCGCCACTGAGTGTAGCGGGCTGCGTGACAACCAGGACACCAGTGCCCGTGTTGTCTATGAGGCCAACACCAGTCAAGACATCAGTGACAGATACAACTGAGTTTATTGTCGGTATGTAAGCGGTGACTTGCCCGCCCAATTCAAATTGCGCACCCCACAACCAGGCTGACAATCCGGTGCCGACAAAATTGGATATCGGTTCATCCGCCACCTGCATGATGACGAAACAATTCGCATTCCAGTTAGTTTGAGGATGCGGAAATGTTACCGAACAACGATACCAGCCATTGCCTACCGGCGTGATAATTGTCGTAAGACCATTCGCCGAGTCTAGCCCTTTCGCACCAGTGACGATATTGAAGTTGACCCAGAAGGTATCTATGTCAGAGACCCGTAGCTGTATCCATGTCAACGTCTTTGATTTGATGTAAATCGAATATGTGTTGGTGCCTATTGGCGCCGTAAAACCGACGCCGCTTTGCATCATGTAGTGGTTAGCACTCGCAACGGTATCCGTCAGAAGATCTGCCGTCAGCGTGTTATCTGGTGCAATCGCATTTTCAGCAGTGATGACACTAGCGGCCTTCGTCCATGTGCCGATATCAAACTGTTGCGAGTACAAGAAATGATTGATGCGGGTCTTTCCTGCCGCAACCAATGGCGCCGTGCCAACCGAACTGGAGATACCTAGTCCAGCAAGACCAGCAATGCTCGTGGTCAGTGCGCCCGTACCATAAGCAGGTGGTGTAGTGACGACACCAGCACCAGTTAGAAGTGGTGAATTGCCGATAGTTACAGGTGCAGTTGTTGTCGGAATGTAAGCTGTCGGAGCAGGCGTGCGCTCTATCTGACCGCCCCACGCATAAATTGATTTACCGCTTCCAAGGTAGAGCCGCGACGAAACGTCAGCTAGCATCAGGTAAATGTTGAAGTTGATTGACGAGCCCCCCGGCATCGCGCCGGTTATCGAACAACGATACCAACCATCTGCCAGCGGCTCGATTGCCGAGGTCACTCCGACTTTTAAACCTGTAACACCAGTCGCGATGTTGAAGTTCGCCCAACCACCGCCTGATGATAACTGCACCCAGCCGGTGTGATCGTTGTTCTTGAAGAAAAATGAGTACGTGTAGGTCTCTGCAACCGTGTCCACGTATTGCATCAGGTAATGCGAATCGTTGACGGCAGTGTCGGCTAGCTTTTCCGCTGTCATCGTCGCGTCTGGCGCAGCTACGACGTTGTCGGTGACGACGAGACGCAGCGTATTCCACGGCGGATAGAACGCGAGGGCTTGCGATTGCACCAAGTAGTTGGTGCGGGATTCGCCAGATTTCAACGCACCAGTTGCATTCCAGCTTACGGTGCCGGTGCCAATGAGTGTTTCTGAAATAGTGACGGCGGCGGTTGTTGTTGGAATGTACGCCGTCGCGACATCACCCCGCTCAAGCTGTGCGCCCCAAGCATAGAAGGTCGCGCCAGTGCCAGTGTGTTGCTGGGAGAAAACAACATCTGCCTGTTTCAGGGCAATGAAGCCGCCGATGTAGTTAGTACCGGCTTGCAGGGTAGCGGTAACAGAACAACGCCACCATCCATCACTAACATAGGTACGGGACGCAGTGACGGCTGCGGATTCTTTCTGTCCAAGCGTGCCTGTTGAAAGATCGAAGTTTGCCCAACGCACATTGGGTGTGATGAGCATCACCTGCGCCCAATTAAGGGTGCCCGCCTTCAGGTAAACAGAGAATGTATAATTCGCCCCACTTGTTGCAGGAAGATTTTGTTGATAGAGGTAATGTGTGCCGGTGGCCACGCCGTCCGATAGCGTATCTGCCGTCAACGTGCTATCAGGCGCTGTCGTCGTATTGCCTGTGCGAAGCGCATTCTCAGCCGCCCACATGTCGAATTCTTGTGAGCGAGCGAGTAGATTGGTACGCGTATATCCAACCGCCACCAACGCACCAGTGCCGGTTGAACGGGAAGCAGCTAATCCAATGACTGTACTAGGTTGCGGAGCAAGGTTACCTGTCCCCGCCCATGTAACGTCGCCGACACCAGTGATGGATGCAGCACCAGAAACCAAGGTGCCCATGTCAGGAATGACAAGGGTCTCGCCCATCCATGACAGGAAGCCTGCCGGTGTGCTCTGAGTAAATTCATCCTTCTCGGTGCGGATGGTCCCGGCGGAAGAAGCGACACCACTCTGAAACCAAAGCGCCCAATCGCCAGCGATGGCAACTGACGCATCTAATCCATTAGCTCCTGTTGCCGGATCAGCCGCTACGTTATTATTCCAAGGGAGCGCGTTGATCCGAGCCCAAAATTTCTCTGCCCCGCTGTCCCACGCAATCGATATTACGTCGCCTGCAATAGGCTGCCTTCCAAGATTGATTTGCGTGACACCATTGAACAGCACAAGTCCTTGGTCGCTGACGTATAACGCATCCGCAGTTTGACTTGCGATGGCGCTTGTAACGAGTTTTAGCCCGAAACGAAGGTAAGGTTGATCAACACGGCATTCCGCGTAGTACAAACCTGCCTGACCGTTGACCCTTTTTTGCGTCGATCTGGCTGCGCCAGTACCCGCGCCGGTCGCTGTCACGGTCTTGTCGCCGTTAGATAGATTTTGAGAAACGTCAACGCCAACGTCATTGACGTTCCATGCATCGGCAATGGACGGCAGCGGGATGACCTCGCCCATCCATGTTGTGAAGCCGGCCGGTCCTTGTAGGGTTAAATCGGCAAGCTCGGTGCGGATAGTGGCACCAGAACCTATTGCGCCACCACCAAACCAAAGCGAGAATGGAAACGCTGAACCATAAGAAGCCAATCCGCCAACGCCGGTTGCAGGGTCAGCCGTAGCGCTGTTATTCCAGAAATCGTTGTTTTTCTTGAACCAATATAATTTGGCACCGAAATCCGTAGCCAGACAGACAACATCTCCAGCAACAAGGGCGCTGCCGACAGTGCCTACAACTTGTGTGGAAGACCAAATCCTTCCGTCAGTGCCGACATAATAGCTGTTCGCGAAACCAGCGTTGGTCTCATCAGTGGCCGTCATCTGCATGCCAAGCTGGCCGCCGACCGCCTCAACTTTTAATTCGGCATAATATTTCCCTGCTGTCGCTGACATCTGGGTTTGCGTCGAGTGAACACCACTAGCTCCCGTAGCAGAAACGATTGCGGTCTTGTCAGCGTTCGATAACGTGATGTTGGCAGATTTGTCGGCTCTATTCCACGCATCCACTGTTGGCGGCGTGACATCATACTCGTTGTATTTCCATATCCCGTTGTCGTTGACGAGGTAGGGGATGACAAAATTGTTGTCGCGCTGGTAAATAGTAGCGTCTTTGGAAAGGTTGGTACTAGATGTAGCGACTGTCCCGGCAAAAGCTACCATATGAGCGGACCAAGTGGCTCCATGGTCAGTTGATGACGTAATGTTAAGATCACTAGCGGTTGTAAGTAACTCGAGAACGTGAAGTGTTTCTCCATTGTTAAAAATACGGCTTGGCGTCCGGGCATTAGCATTGTTACCAGTAGAGGTCCCTGCCAGTGTTGGGGTGAGCCCGCTGTCAAAACGAACTGCCGTATTTCTATTGGCCGCATTTGTTGAGACGGCGACAACTTTGGTCACACCTGCACTAGAATATGAAATGGCTTGTTCTGGTGCCCAACTGGTTATGCTGTATGTCGAGGCGGTTTGCAGAGCGTTCGCAGCCGACAAAGCCCGATGCTGCATACTAGAAGAGATCGCCCACAGAAAATGAACAATGTCAGAGGCACCCAGGACGGCTTCAGGACTAGTATTGTCAAACGCTGTATTGGCATCGACCCTGACCGCTGTGCCCCATGTGCCGGCATTGCTGCGAATGCGATAGTACAACCGGCAGTAAGGCTTGCCTGATGTGTTGCTTGATGCACCGTTATAGAACGCAACCACATCACCGGTTGATCGAACAACTAAAGAAACACCATTCGATTGGGCGAAAGTCGTTCCCGTCATCGATACGTTGGCGACAACAGTTTCATTGTTGACAGCCCAACTATCAGTCGCGGAATCCCATTTGCAATAACGGACATCGTTGATAGTTGGGGAGCCTGACTGACTCAACAGAATGTGGAAAACGCCGCCAACCTGATAGCCTGCCATTTGATAGATCGGCGTGTTGCCGATTGTCGGCAAGCTATTTATCAACGTCCATTCTGATGAAGGATCATCGGCCTTCAGAGTAACAAGCCGCCTGCCATCAGAGCCACCAATGTCATTAAAGCCAAACAGATAATAAGTCGGCACTGTGAGATAGGTGATCTTCAGTGCGCCATCCGACGATGCAGTTGCGCTCCAGCTTGTGCCGTTGAACGACACCAGCGACCCGCCTGCATAAACATCTGTCGATGCGCCTAGAAGATTAAAATAGTTTGCTTCGTCTGTTGACCCAGTGCGCGACAGCACCGCCGCATATTTCCCCGCAACGAGGGCGATAGGGGCATCGAACCAGAATGAATACTCGTCACTGCGTGACGTTGATATCCACTTGGTCGGCCCAGCGGCGCGCCCAAGCGACGGGCCTGTCGGCAAACCACCCGCATCTGTCGCGTAGATATCAACTGCGATCTGATCGGTGGTGTTACCGCTCGTTCTCCTAAGCCGGAAGCCGATCTTGGTGATGGATAGATCGCCGGTCGTTGTAAATGTCTGCCCGACCTGTGGCCTAGCCGCGTTGCCGAATGGTGTGAGCGCGGTCGCCACAGTCGTTGTGATCAATGTCGAGGTGCCAACACCAGCATCGAATAGCTGAAGCAACATGCAGTGGCCGTTGAAGTACGGCGTTTCTGTTGTCCATTTTCCGGTTGTAGAGTAGTAGACACAATAGTAGCCACCGGGATACGTGTCTGCCCCGCCGTACCAACTAACGTAATTCGAAGTGTTTATCGCGCCGCTGCGTTGGGCGGTCAGGACATACTTGGTATTCGCAGTGAGCGCGAGCGGTGTCGCGAACGTGAAGGTAATCCAACTGCCGTTCACGACGGTTGATGCTAGTACGCTAGCTGTAGCAAGCGATGCCCCTGTCGGGATCAAACCGGCAGCATCCGCCTTGTAGACATTGACGACAATGTTGTCTGTTGGCGCACCGACCTTCTGCAAGAACAGTTGGGCAGACGCAAGACTTCCACCATTCTCTCCAACAGTGAAAACCTGTCCAACTCGTTCCGTACCGTTTGCTGAAGACCCCATGCTCGTGATGAGATTGCCGAGCGCCGTACTAATAACGAGCGGCCCCATCTTTGGTGCGACAGCAAACGGCCCAACCGGTGCGACCGCCGTGCTTATGCCGGTGATAGTGACGGGAAGCGGCATATCACTCCCCTTTCAATTTGCAGCACAGATGGCAGGTGTCGCAAGGGATGACACTATGCTGGGGCTGCATACGTCAATGAGGTCAGCGATACCTGTTGACCAGCAGAAATCACCACTGAGTTGAGCTGGATATCACCGCCGCCACCCGTTGCTGTGACGCTGCAAAGGATGATCGGCGTGGCATTGCCCTGGCGCAATTCGGCCTTGGCAATGGTGCCACCTACTGCGTTGGTATCTGCCGCGATGGTGTTGGCAGTGGCCACACCAGCAGCTGCTGCACCGAATGCCGGATTGGCTAGCGTCAATGTCGCCACCACAGCACTGGCCGCGGTCAACATGACCACTTTGCCAGGTGGTGTATTGAGGTCAAGTTGATCGACGACAAAATCCGCCATGCCAGTACGGACGGCGGCAGGATGGGTCACAGCCATTGGTGTTACTCCTGGTTGGAAAGGAAAATGGGGATCTTACTTATCGTCTTCTTCGGCGTCACCGCCAGTCATCTGGGCCTCGGGTCCGCCCTCGCGTACCTTGCCCTCTTTGATCCACTGATCGATCAGGCCGAGCAATTTCTCGTCCTCATCACGGGCTTCATAGGACAACCCGGCAACGTAATCCGATGCTGTCTCTTCGCTTGTGAAGTCATCAAGCACTGTAAAACGACGGCCCATTTCTTTCTCCATGATGATAATTGTGGGGGTGGATCTGATCGGCGGATAGGTCTCGTTCGTCAGAACGACAGGTTCAACAGTCAACGGGGTCGGCTGCTCGAGTGCTGATTGTCGATCTTTACCTGTTGGCATTTCGCCGCGTTCAATCGTCATCTCGTTCTCGCTGTTCTTCGATTTCAGCAAATCGACGATCTCCGAACGGCACAAAGGCGCAACGGCAATTGGGATGGGCAGGGATCAAGCCCGCGGCCTCTTCAAGATCATACGGACCATCACCCGCGATGTCTTCACACTCATCGCAGACGTCATCATCACCTGCGGTCAGTACGTTAACAAGTGCTTCGTCGCGTAAATGATGCCGGTGAGAATGGCCCATGGAATGCCGACGATCACCAACAGAATGCCGATTAGGAGCAGGCAACCATTCAGGCTCAATACCCACTTGCAGAATACCGTTTTCACGATAAGCCAACAGCTTACCAGCATTGAGTGCACCAACCACTGCCGTATTGACTAGGAGTATCAAGCGCCGGCGAGTTACGTTTTCCAATGTGGCCCGCATCTCCCGCATCAGTTCTGCCGGCCGTTGTTTCTTTTCCAACGCATTACCGACATGCCGCAAGAACCGTCGCTTGGTTTCCCACCCTATGCCTTGCACTTCATGGGCTGTCTTGAGGCCATGGAATTCGATGACCTCCGACGGATCGAGTAACTGCTGATCGTTCTTCAGCTCTCGAAGAGCCTGCGCCACACCTCTGAACACAGCGGCAGTGATGGTCTCTGTCAGCCAATCAGATGGTTGTGACACGGATGACTCGACGAGACGTTGCATCACGGGTTCTGTGCGGCCGATCTTCTGTGCGTTGTTCTCCACCCAGGAAAGAAACTGTGAGGGTGTTTCTTTCAGGCCGATGACATCTTGTTCTTGAATAGCCTGTCGCAAGCCCTTGTGCAATTCGAAGACCCGCCGATTGATGACACCCCGACCATGCCGCCGTATCCCGCTGCTTCGCGTTGGATCTCGCCGACGATCATCGAGGATCATCATGTTCATTGGGGGTTGTCCATCATTCGGCTGGTACTTTTTCCTTGGCGGGTTTCTTCGGCTCTTCAGGATCTTCCTCTTCCTTACCCGCTTTGGCGATTTCAGCAGCCTGCTTGGCCGCTTCCTCTTCCTTGATGATCGCCTCTTCTTCCCGTTCAGCAAAATCTTGCTTAGCTAATTCTTCTTCCAATGCAGCCTCGAAGCCAGGATAGGTACCATCTTCGATCAACTGATTGGATCGGCCTTTGGCCAGAGCAACGAATGGGATCAGCCCACAATCCACATCAATCTTGACCACTTCGGCTTTCTTCTTGGCGATGTCGGCTTTTTCAGCATCCGTCATCTGCCACAACGAATTCCAATTGTAGAAGATGTTCTCATCGGTCTTGCCGAGGGCAGATTGAATGATGGCCTTGTCTAGTTTCTCAAGCGCCGGTGTGAGGCGCAATTCCTGATCAGAAGCAATCCGATCATAGTAATTCTGCAGATCACTATCGCCTGTGCTGTTCAATCCGGCAGGCGATTGACCCAAGAAGCGTGTTGCGGGGATGTCGGCCGCGCCCGCGGCCATCTGCAAATACATCTGCAGGACCTCAGGCATTCCCTGGAAATTGACACCAATTCGCTGCCATTCTTCTTCGGCATCCATGATCAGGGCATTGACCACTGATTTCGCGACATTGGCCTCAGTAAATCTTTTCACCAGGCGATTGGTGCCCTCAGTGGTGCTGAATATCTCGGTGAGACCAGGGATCTTGATCACATCCAGCTTGGCTTCTGACACCAACACTGCGATGGATTGCATCACTGTGCCTGCGGCACTGACGCTGTCGTGAATAACCTGCATCACTGGATCACCCCATCCTGACCCTTCCATGGGATCAGGTTGGTCGAGACCGATCAATCGCACCATCCGTGATGGGTGGATCTTGACGCTCTTCGTGCGGCTGATGTTGTCGGACAATTCATAATATTCAGGTTGCCCATAATACGGCGACTCAAGATCATGAACCAATCTCTCGACGGTCAATTGATGCGGTGCCAGGACATGCAGATATTTGAGACCATCTTTCGGGATGGTGGCAGGGTCCAGTTCTTTCGACATGTTGCCGTCGACACCAATCAAGATGCACGCACCACCATACAGACGCGCCTTGGTCAGTGCCTGCTGCAATTTCAACTGGACCTGCAGCCTGTTCTCTGTGGCTTCCAACTGTTCGATCTGTTTGCCCTTGGCCTGCCACGACCGCCATTCACGCGTTGCATCCTGGGCCGGAATGCTAATGGCCTTGCGTGCAATCCAGTCTGATTGAAAAGATGCTTCGAGTTGTTGGCGGGTCCATATCGGCTTGACGTAAGAAAAGGCCGTCATCTTATCGCGGCCCTGGACACCAAGGCCGCTTAAGAAATTATGGAAGGTGTCGAAGAATTGATAGGCCATCTATTTTTCCCATCGCTTCAATGCATCCATGAACGACAGCGCCGGCACTTCTTGATTGCTGTATTCACCTTGTGTTGCGTGCGCGCCAATGCGAACTGCGCACCACATCACGAGTGTTCGAGGCAGATGCCATGCGATCCACATGTAGATTTTTTCCGCCATGCCACCATCTCCAATGATTTAGATATCGAGCAAGCCATTTACAGAAGTAGCAACTCACGTTCAAGGTCGTGCTCCACTTGCGTGCGGTTCAACACCGTGCCCCTACCATCCAGGATGGCCTCGGCCTCTTCGATCAGATCCCACAATTTCGGTTGATTGCGCCGTTTGATCTGCTGCTCCAAGATCGAAATGCAGTCACGGATTTCATCGTCGGTCATGGCGGATCACTCCCGATAAACTCCAATGCCTCACGCAATGCTGTTCTGATATCTTCGATATCGGCTTTCGCTGGAGACAGCCCCTCGGTCTTGGTATCCGTGTCGTATGTATAGAGCGCAATTGCCCCATCACGCACGACGACAATCATCGACCCGTTTTCTTTTTCTTCACAGCCGACTTCTTCGTCGGTGCTTTCTTCCGCTTGCTTGCACTGCGCGCCGGCGGAGCAACGACATCATCGGTCACCAGGGTCACCGCGAAATAACGCTGTTCGTTCTGCACTACCGGATTGCCGCGGGTGCCACTGCGAAATTTGATGAATGCAATAGCACGACCAACATCGGCAGGGATGATCACACCACTACCAGGCACTACCTTTTCGATGGTGACAGCAAAACCCTTGAGGTCGAACATATCATTGTAGAAAACACCATCAGTGGAGAATTCAAACGTCAACGGCGCATCATCACTCCACTCCTGCGGCATGGTGATGCGGACCAATTGCCCGCCACGACAATCGAGGCCCTCGGATAAAGACTCTCCGGCCTCGATCACGGGACCATTCAGAACAGTCAAAGCCATCTTGTTATTCCTTGTTTTTTATTATTCATTCGTCATCATGCGGAGTGGGCTTCGGCCGATCTTCGATGTCTTGCTCCAGTTGCTCCCGCTCTACACGAAGAGCTTTCGCAAAGTTATTCCAGTCATCCTGGTCATTACCGCTTGCCTGTGCTGCGGTCTTCTCTGCTGCCTGAATAATCGCGTCGAATAATTCGTCCATGTCATCCTCCCGTTTTAGTAATTCGGTCATCCAACCCATGTTGAATTATCCCACCCACGCCAGCGTCCGATCGTACCCAGATAATTGTTCGGCCAATTTGTTGAACGCACCTGCGGTCGAGTCCACCTGATCCATGTACTTGCCGAATGGCGCTTGCTCGTGCTCTTCAAGGAAGTCCCTATTCCAATTCGCAGCCTTCAAGAACACCTGGCCCGCCTGCACCTGGGCAGCGTATGGTTCTGCGCGTACCTCTTTGCTGCCGGTCACCTTGTCCATGTGAACATCGAAGCCCTTGAACCGTCGCACGCTATTTTCTGCAGATTCTTTACCACCTGATCCAGGCTCTTGCTCGAACCATAGCTGGTATCGAGGACATGTGGCTTTGTCTTGCTGAGCTGCTTGCAGCACACGCTGTTCTCGTTCAAGTGCAGACCATTGGCCACGCAACATGTCCTCAACAACTGTGGTGCCGTCGGCCATGTGATGCACGAGAGAAGCAGCAGTGTAGGCACCACCATCTGCAGTACCTGCCTTGTCGACATACCGGATTGATTTTTTTATCTTCGATCTATCGATCGTCGGAATGATGTTGAACCGTTCAATCGGGAAAAGACCACCACCGACGATGATCGGGTTCTGCTGATAAAGGCTTTCCCACGATGCAAGGGTCAGTGCTTGTCTGCGCTGTTCTAAGAATTCGATGGGCTTCAATTCAGGAAACAGAGCTTCACCTTGACGGCGGTTCTCAGTATCTTCCATGGCAACGGCCGGATATTTCAGGACCTTCGTATCAGGAAACAATTCCAACCATCGACCTGCCGGATCGTCGAGGTGCCATCGCGTCATGATCATCAAGAAGCCTGCATGATCACTGAACCGACCGAAGAAGTCATCTGTGAACCATGACCAGGTTTTATCTCTGATCGTTTTCGATTGTGCCTCTGAACGACCCTTGATCGGGTCATCGATAACACCGATGTCGAGACCTTGGCCGTTGATCTGACCCATCACGGTCGTATTTCGGAATGATCCATCGCATTCGACGTATTCTAACAGCGACGAATTCCGCATCCACCTAGAAGCAACTGTCGTGTTGCTGCTGTCATTCAATCGAGTCTTTGAGAATACATTCCGATATCGATGACCCTCCATGATCCGTTGCAGGGTCATGTTGACACGCACACCCAGGTCGTCGGAGTACGAACCAAAGATCGTGCGGAGGTTAGGATTTTTGCCGGCGCACCATGCGATGAAATCGGTGACTTGTTCTGTCTTGCCGTGTTGGGGTGGTGCTTGCAAGACCAATGAGGGCCGATGACCAAGACATAGTTCATTCCAGAACCACATCAGATGTTTGGCGACATCCCGCTGCCACCATGAGTCGATCATGCTTTTCCGAATGTATCTTCGGAATTTGTAGAAATCTTCGCGAGCCAACTGGGCTTCTACATCTTCCAGCAATCTTAATTCTTCCGACGTCCATTCTCTCTTGATGGACATCAGGCGTTGCAGGGCATCATCGGTCCTGAGGTTCATCGCCTACCTCATTGGCTTTTACATCGATAGCGTCGACATCATACAAGGTAGGACGTTTGGATAATCGATCGACAGCTTCGAATGAGATGCCGCGTTCTTCCAATTCGCGACGCACCTCTTCAACGGTCTTGTATGTCACCTCCACCCGCACATCAGTGCGATGATCGATTTGCAATGGCAGCACCCGGCCAAGCAACATCGCGAATGCGCGCAAATCATCTTGTGCAATCTTGCGGAGGAAACCGGTCAGGCCATCTTTGCCTTTGCCGTTCATGCCCTCGATTTCAGCAGCCATCAAGATGCATTCTTTCAGAAGCGTCGTGTGATGATTGCGTTGACCAACCTTGCGGCCACTGCCTGCGGGTTTCGGATGACCTTTTTTGAAAAGATGTGGTGCCCGAGCTTTTTTCTCTGGTGTGACGACACGATGGTTCTTGTCGACGAAATTTACAGAACGGGCCATCGCAGACTCTTTGCTATTTTTGCAAGATCAATTTTTGAAACGCTACGACCACCACCCGACCCCAATATCGACGGATTATTCGCCCCATTACCTCTAACAATGGCCTGGGCTTGCCCATCCATCGTGCCCACCATTCCGACCTTCACCCCACCTCCGGTGGACCTGAAAGATGATCTGGAACCGCGTTAACTGCGGAGCATAACTGGCAGATTGCTGATTGAAAACCGTAGATTACTCAGGGAACCGAGCCCGCACTAAGTTGATTTCAAATCGGATTTAGTTGGATCTTAGCAAAACGAACCCAATTTTATCCTGATATTTCAATAGGTTCATCTAAATGGAGGCTCAGAGGGGCGTCTCAATTCCTAGGAAGTGGCAGGACATTTGAGGCCAAAATTGTCCGCTCGATTAACCTAAGCACGCTGTAGATTTTCCATGGTGGATGTCCCACGGCACCCACCAAAGAGGGGCAAGAAAAGCTCTGCAGTCCGCTCAGTGGACTTCGATAAGAGGATCTCAATGCCCGACAACACCCCTGTTTTCTTCAATCTCACCCGATCCCCAATGGCTATGATCTCGTCAAAGCTACCTTGTTTCTCCAATTGAATGATCGTACTGATCTCGGGACCAGTGGCCACCCATGGCTTGCCTTCAGCATCTGCAAGGATGGCCCGAGGCCGACGCAATCCTTTTGCGTAGTGCATCTCCCGATGTCGGGCTTCAGCCAATGGCAAGAACAAATAACGAGGAAACAGTGGATGCAATCGCACCATCGGCTTGCTGGCACCTGGCGGTGACCACACTTTTCTGAATTGAGCGAGATATGGACTTAGGCCTAAACGTTCCAGTTCAATCTTAGCAGCGTATTCTGCTGCGGGTTCTGTGACGGCAGCAATCCAATCATCCTTGGCCAAAGGAAATCTCCCCGTTGTTTTATTACGGATCACGCAGGGCATAAACTGGTGAAGATTGATCAGTCAATTGCCTGGAGAGACAGGGGCTTTTATGCCCAACGCTAAAGTAGTGAGCGTCATCTTCGTTGCCTCAAAATTCTTTCAACCTGGCGCCAATCCCATGGCTCGTAACTGATCAACAATGGATCTACTTCTTTCAATCCACCTGATTTCAGCACCCCCGCGTCGGCCCCATTCACTATCCATAGTTCGCTGAGTTGCCGACGAATGGCTACGAAACACCGACCACCCATCCGATGCCGACGAAGCAACCACCCCACTTGCTCGGGCCGGATGGTCACAGCCCAGGCGGCAGTGGCCTTGAACTCCACCCACCCCTGATCTCCATCAGGGAAACAATATTCATGATCAGGAACCCCTTGGGATGTGGCTCCTGTTTCTACTGGGGTCCACTGGGCTGTCGTCAGGTTCTGACGGAACAACTTAGGCAGGCCACCATCCCGCGCAGCATTGCGCTTAAGGCCATCAAACAATCCAGGCATATGAACCACCACCCCAGCCATCCAGCGCGACCAGAGGGCCTCCGTAACTGATCTGAGGGCCTCGATATACATGGATCAATCATGTTGATCCGTTTGTGTAACTTGCCCCGAACTTGTTCCAATTGATTCGCGAATCAGAACGCCTATTGGAATAACTGATAAAGCGTTAAGAAACAATGACTTACTATTCTGAGCACCTAGTATAAGTGCCATCTGGCGTGTTGGTAACCCTGGGGACAACCGCGGGACAACCATGGGGACAACTCTGCACAAAAAAAAGGGACACCATCTCTGGTGTCCCCGCGTGGTCATGTCATTCGACCAAGGTGCAATAGCTTACATTGGGCTCAGTGTAATTTCCACCCACTGATTGGGCTGAACGAGGCCAGCCGGTGATCCCCATGCCAAAGGGCAGCTTCAAAACCTGCCCGATGCACAAAGGCCTTGGCAGCATGGTAGGTCTCAAAGAGATACTCCATGCCGAAATTGTAATGATGGACCCGATACATGTTCACTTCACCTTTCCCAGGATATCGAAGAGGGCCTTGTAATCGCCACCCATCATCTGATTGAATGCCGCCCGGGTCTCTGCCCGACGGATCTTGTTGGAATGCCGAACCTGGCTGTTGTGGGCGTTCAGGTCTTCCACCCCATCAAAGCCCAGGTGCTTGGCGACCACATCATCGAATGCCTCACGCTCCGTGGCCGCATAAATGAATGTGCTGCCGATCTTGCCGAAGAACCTGCCATCCTCACACTTGCCAACGCGACCGACCCATTTCTTGCCGCTGGTGATCTTCTTGAAAGTGGTGTAGCCCGAGTCCCGCAAAACAAACCGTGACATGATCTTCTCCTTGATTTGGGCGGCCCCTGCCGCCGACAAAGAGAGCTTACTCTAATTCCTACAGGTAAGTAAACCCCTTCACTTCATTTTTTGAAGGGAATTTTCCACAAAACTTTGGTGACCATATAAAAGAAAACCCCCGGCAGCCGTGAGGCGCCAGGGGTCATCACCTGATCAGGGAATGCGAGGACGTGTACCGAACTCCACAGGAAGGTTCTCTGGATTGAGACCCCACCACAAAGCCGACCACCAAGTTGCCCTTGCCAAGGATGCTGCCATTGCCGATCAATGACCTTCCCCTCAGGCTGCCGGTGTTACATGCGCCACCGCCGGCTGGGCTAATGGATCAAGAAAAAATGGCACCCTTGTCCGAGATATCGATCTTCATGCTGTAACGGATGGCCAACTCAGAAATCTTCTTTTCCTGAGCCTTGGTCACATCATCAAAATGGATGAACAGACATTCCTGATCATCCATCCAAGTGGTATCCACATAAACACCAAGGTTCTTGACGGCCGACTTGAAAATGCTGGGGGATTTTACTTTGCTAACAGAACTGAGAGACATGATCTTATTCCTGATTTGCGGCGGGCCAATCCCGTCCGACCAAAGAACCATACGCCCTTAATACGGGTAAGTAAACCCTTTCACTTCAAGTTCCCTTCAAATAAAAAAGGGCCCTTTCGGGCCCTTTGGGTTTCACCTCCTTTGAATTTACATTGACCAATAAGCTTCTGAACTTGGGCTGCAATAACCAGGGGTGTTGCTGGCTTCCTGGTATTCCTTGCCCGAGAGCAAATTCACCTGGGTCACCTGACGAACCACACGAGCATGGTAATGTTCTGCCGATGCCACACCATAGGGGCCAGGTCCGATGCCGTTGGTCCGATCCCATCCACTGGTGGCACCATCTGCAATCTGCTGGGCATCCCGCTCAATGGCTGCCTCATTCCACTTGGTCATGGTGCGAAGGGCTGCACCACGGGTCTTGTAATACTTGGCATAGAGGGAATGGGGCTTGCCGTGCTCGGTCGGACCCATCTGCATGGTGGAAGAAATGTGGTAAATCACGAAGGTCATTTGGTGCCTCATCGGTGGAGCAGAATTGCTCTGTTTCGATGGACTTACCAGTAAGCCCTTCCCTTCAGGGGGTCAATAGGTAAAATATCATTCAAGACAAAAAAATGAAGGGAACTGTCATTTTTATCGAGGCCCTTAAATCAGCAGCGGAGGCCCCTGCAGTGGTCATCCACCATGGGGCACCAACACCCACCCCAATCCGGTAGCGCGTTCAGCGGGCCTCCGTAACTGAGCCTGGGGCCTCGATAACCGCAGGTTGGGGCAGACCAGGAGCAGAAACGCCAGACCCACCAGACCCACCAGACCTCCCACCTACGCTTTGCTGGGAAAATTTTTTTCTGTTTATATTGTTATTTTATGGGGCGTTCCAGGATGGGAGGTCTGGTGGGTCTGGTGGGTCTGGTTCACCGTTTGTTTCCGTTCTGCACCATTATCGACGACCTCCACGGGGCACATTAGCAATTCCACCTGTCGCTTGTGGCTGCTGTTCAATCCCCATGGCACGGAGCAGAACCTGATGATCCACCCTCATCACCATATCAACTGACCAAGCATCCTTATCGACAATGACCACCCGGTAGCGGTGGCCTTCCGAATCTCTAACTCGGCGACCTGTGTTGATCATCCCCGCATTGCTGATGGCGTGCGTCAAATGCGTGCTGTTGGGGTGCAGTTCACGAACAGCCTCTTCAATAGCCCAACGGGAAGTCAGCGGGGTCTCGCAATCCTCTTTGAACTCATCCACCCGATGCTCGACATCAGATTTCAGCAATGACAATGCTTCTTTCTTGGCCCCACTCATCGTGGCATGTTCGCCAGGTTTGAAGCCCGAGATATTCCATGTCATCAGCAATTGCCGAACCGATGCAATGAACGCCCGATCTTCGAGCATGCCATACAGCTGCTCATAGTATTCATTGGGCTTCCGTTCCTTCGGGTTCGCGATGACCTCAATGCGTCGGTCCTCATTGTTGAATGGCAACGCGTCCAGGTAATTCGAGAACATCAGCCACCGACAGCAATTCTTCTCAATCGATTGCAGGCCATACTTGGGATTGATCAACCGGTGTTCTTCCGTGATCAACGACCGCAGGCGGTTCTCCCGTTGATACCGCTGGCTGTTCGGACCTTCACGGGCTTCATCCACGATACAAAGCAGCTTCCGAGACAGCCGACCATTGAACCCTTTGCCCTCCAGCAGATCAGGCAATGACACGCCGACAGCCACATGGCCTTTGAGCACCCGCACCAGGATGGACGCCAACAAATTCCGCCCCACGCCCGTGGTTGGTGTGACCATCAGATAAGACGTATGCGGCAACACCTCGGGGTGCTGAACGATGTGCGCCAGCCATTGAATGAACCGCCGCCGCTGGATCTCATCAGGGACCAAATAAGCCACATGATCTAGGAACGGCTGAGCCATCCGCTCCCAATCATCTGGCACAGGCATTGGATGCAAGCCTTGCCAGGTATTGAATGCCGTCTTAGTGCCCTCCAGGGCCTCGGGTGGCGCGCAAATCTGATCCTCCCCAGGCACCCATGCAATCGTATCCACGGACGTCCGCTCGGGCATAGCAAACCAGATCTTGAGGGCCGGTATTTCTTTTTCCTTTTTCCCGGTCCCAATCTTGTAGGTCGAGGCAGCGTATTCAGTGGAGGCCGTTTCCTTCTTCCTGATCCGCCCTGTGATCCGATCCACCACTGCCCCAGGTCCTGAACCCACCCAGACCAGCCGCTCTTCCATTTCCTTCAAGGTCATGATCAATGGCAGGGTCGGCTCGAGGATCTCTTCCCCGATCTCCACATTGCCCCGGATCTGTGCTGCCCGCCGTTCTTCAATGCTGTCCCAGGTTGCCCGTGTCTTGTCATTGCCCCATTGCCGTTGCCAACCGGGAGCTACTTTTTCGACCAAGTGAAACAACGACCCAATGGTGATATGGTCAGGCGGGCACGAGTCCAGCAATTCCCATTTCTTGTCGGTGCCTTTGTCCGTATGCTTTGGGTTCTTCTTTGACCATTCCCGAAACAACTCCCGGCCTTCCTCAGCCCCATGCGTTTCGGTCCAGATGATCATGGCTACTTTATTCCAGAACCCCCACAGGCCTTCAGGCTCATCAGCAGCCATGCTGTCCTCATTGGGCAGCAACGACAGCATGTGCCGCAACTTGTCCTCTTCGACTGGCGGCTGATGGTTGTTATTCAGGAATGGATTGCTGGTGCTGTTGTTATTGCTTGTCCGCTGGGGACGGGCGACCAGATCCAGCAACCACTGAGGCGCCTCAGCAATGGGATGACCCCAATTGATCCACCGGTAAAGACCCTTGCTGGTCTTGCTGGGTGGCGCGACCACCATGCCGCCATCGCCTTTGATATCCACCCCTCGGGCCAAGCGGCTATCCGAACTGACCACATATGATCCTGGCCACTTGTAGAACCGGTGAACTGACCCCGTGGGAGACTCACCCATCAGGGTCTTCGGCAGCTTGCTGTTCTTCCTTTCCAGTTTCTTCAGCTCAAAGGGACCATCCACCCCATGGCCTTCAACAGTATCCACCTCAAGGACGAAGATGCCGTTGACCTCGCCTGTCGGCAGACCAATCCCGGCATTGGGCCACTTACGGAAATCTTTCTTGATCTCATTGGGCTCATCAGTCATTCCCCAATTGCGACCACCTGAATTCTTGGCTGCTTTGTAGGATTTCTTTGATCCCGGCGGCACGGGGAAAATCCGCCAACCCATTTCCGTGGCGTACTTCACCGCCCATTCGAAAGCAGTTATAGCAACTGCTACATCGGGATCTGTTGAGCTAACATCTCCGATCTTACCTGTCGGCTTGTCATCTTCCAGGGGTTTACGAAAATTCTTTTTTGGCTTATTGACCATGCTATCCTGGCTTTCTGATGTGGCGCTAACCACGTTGGAGGAAGTTTACCTCAGTGCTTCACTGCACTGAGGTTTCTTTTTGTTCATTAGGATCACGCCCTTGAGGGACAACCCAATTTCCTTTCGTGATCCTATAGTTATAAGATTGTCCAGGATAATAGGCTGTCCCGCCTCCATTCAAAGAAGTTATGGCCTTCATAGCCTCCCCCGAACTCCCCACATCAAACATAGGGAAGAATTGAGGTCCTTCATCTTTGAAACTCAGCCACACTCCAATACTGAAAGTCCCATCCTCATTTCTAATAAAGCTGTGCATTTCTAGTTCTCCAATTGAGGTGACAAGTAAGGGAGTGCCCCTTCACAGGACACTCCCTCACCAGATCAACCGTGGTAAGTGGGGGTCAGTTACCGACGGCGACCATTCGCTTTCTTCTTCGTCTCGACGACCTGTTCAACACCACCATCATCGTCGTCATCGACCGGAGTCGTATCAAACAACGAAGATTTTTCCCATCCAACGAGAGTGATCAGGGGGATCTTGATCCGACCAAACTCCTTGTTGGGGTGAAGATAAGAGTCAGTGCCGATCTGGATGATCGGGTTCTGACCCTCGTGGGACGCCATCTCCTTACCGTAGGCCTTTGACAGATCACCCATGGCATTCAGGCCGCCACGGCTGTTGGTGATGAAAGTGATCGCCACATCAGTCGAATACTTCTTGCCAACCGGCTTGAACAGAATTCGATTGTTGAACACCCACGGATCGCGAAGCTTCCCCTGAGCATCCATTTCCCACTGGCTCTGATCCGTATCGCCAAGGGTATCACGCTTCGGGGCCGACCAGCCCTGACATACGAGACCCATGACTTCATCGACGGGCTTGTTGTTCGACCACTTAGTCCAACCGACCAACAAGTTATCCATCGACGCAACGTATTTCGTGCCGGTGGGAATTTCAGTTTCGTCCTGCCCCAACAGCCAATCGCCTTTGCTGAATTTCAAAAGCGATCCGACGATCGAGGTACTCGAGGCGACCTGTTCACCATACTGCTCGAAGAAATTCTTCTGCAGGTTAGCAACGGGAGCCGCCGCTTCTTTCTTCACTACTTCTCTAGCCATTGTCTCTGTTTCCTTGTTCACAATTCACAGTTCACATTTCCCACTTCAGTCAAAACTTGTTCAACGAAGCGGGCATCAGACTAAAACACAAAACTGAGGCAGGAAAAATCTCTTAATGTCTTAGGACACAAAAAAGAGAATGTTCACCAGTCCGTTGATTTAGATCATGCTACTATTTGACCATGATCTTCTTATCGATCACCAATTGTGTCGTTGGCTCGCCGACGGACTGGAAGACAGTAGTGTCCACTCCCCGCTTTGCCAATTCTTCCAGCATGGCCTTGGTGTCCCAGGACACGCGGCCCTTAACACCATTCCACGACACCATGCCCGGAATTTTCTTGGTGCCTAACTCTTGCAACCGGCTCCGGATCTGATCCTGCAGGGTCCGGTATGCTTCACCATCTGCATTCTGTTGCTGCTGGATCTCCAATGCCTGCCTGCACAGGTCAGACAGTTCAGCCATGACTTGCGGATTTATTTCTTTGATTTCCTCTGGCACGGTCCCACGCATTTCATTGCAACGACGCGACCACGCACACCAGTTGCATTCCTTGCCGCCCTTGATCCATCCCTCGGGCTTCAAGTCCGCTGCGTCTGCCTTCAAGATCTTGGATGCCCGGACCTTGGCAGACTCATACGCTTCCGGTTTGAATTGGACGACAAACTCGGTGACATCATGCCAGAACGATGCATCGATATAACTGATCACTGCATACTCGGGCTTGTACTTGGTCAGTTCGCGGATGATCCCCATCTGCACTTGGACCTGGAATGCATTCTCGCTTTTCTCTTCCAACAAATTCACTCGGGGATCGATGGTCTTAGACTCTACCACGACATCGCCCTTGTACTTGATGCCGTGATACTTCAGGAGCTCACCACCCTTGCCGGCCACCAAGCCATCTGGTGTGGCGGATAGATCTCCGACCACCAGGGTCTTCTGGTCCTTGCCGGCCATCTTCAACGAGGCGCCAAACTTGGCCCGCATGGCGGGCTCCCACAGCATCTGCTCCATGGTGGTGCCACGGACATGGGCACCCCAGTTCTCTGGTGCCTGCGTGGCTCCTCTCATGTCCCCTTGCTTCTTGGCACGGGTCATGGCAGCGTCTTTGGGCTGTGCCGTTTTCTGCCAGTGTATCCGGCGGGCGCACAAACCGATTTCACTTGCACCAACTGTTTTTGACCTATCAGGAAAGACCCGGCCCATCTGCCGGCCGAATTGGTGGATTGCATCAGTGATCGACATGGAATTTCCCTTTGATAGTTTTGATTGGCGCCAACGTAATTGGCCGCTTGGATACCCGGCTGGCCCGCATCATGGCGGGGGACTTCTGCGGCGGTGGCTTGTACCGAGCCATCTTCTTCAATGTTTCGAATTGATCCGCCGTCAGCATACCATCACTGACAGCGTTCTGATACCAGTTCAGCAGATGCCGGTTGATCCTGTGATCGTTCAGCAGTTCGCGGATGATCCGCTCTGCCTCCTCAAGTTCCTTTTGCTTCATGGTCCCTTACCTTTCGAGCTAATGCTTGTAGCGAAGATTGTTCCTGCTTCAGTTTTTCTTCAACGGCCAGGATGCTCTTCAGCATGTCATCAAATACTTGTTGCGGTGGCCTCGGCTTGCTCATTGGTCTTAAGATCCGTTTCAAAGATGTGAAGAGAAGTCATGTGCATCGAATAAGTGCCTGGTGCGATGTTCTTCCAGAACTCCGACCTCTTGCGGCATTCATCGATGACCCACAGCAACAGGCGCACAGCCAAGTAGCAATCATCTGCCCAGTGCCGGATGAAGTCACATGACCGCAGGGGATAATAGATATGGGCTCTGCCATCACGGACAATGATCTGATAGCCAAGGGTGCAGGGCTTGCGGCCGCCATCCCCGATGCCCGTATCTTCAGGGAAGAACAGCGGTATCCATCCCTGGCGAGTGTGGGGTTCTTTGACCAGCAACTCCACCAGATCCAGCAAGTCCCCATAAGCCCAGCCGACCCCCAGCTTTGGCCGGTTGTCTGTCTGCGGATACTTCCTTGCACCCTTGCCCATCGGCAACCGGCCATCAGCAGTCCGGCGGGCAAACTTGGGCCAGAGCCTTTCCATGTAGGTATGATTGAACCTGTCCTGCTTGAAGTTGGCTGCTGACCGGGACCACGGCCAGTTCGCCCACTGAACACCAGGGTTCAATGGCTGGCCGCCGATCCGCTCCATGAAGTGGTCATCAGCCCAAGGCAGATTGGTCTTGATGTCCTTCCGCCAATGATCCAGATCCTCGATGCACTGCAGATCCACCATGAATGAGGCGTTCAGCAGTTCACGCGTGTCCTGGTTATGCGCCACCCCCTGCCAGCGTTCTGTGCGGACAGGGGGTGCTTCCTTGATCTGGCCTTCGATCAATCTGGCAACAGGTTTGAAAGACAGATATTCGCCGAGGTATTTCATTTCCGCCTCTTGAGTTCTTTGAACCACTCGATCTGGTTTTCTTTAACCGGCCCTTCCGGCAACAAAGCAATAACTGCTTCCATGTGGTCTTCGAACTCATAACTCTTATGGGATGTCAGACACCAACCTGTCTGACCCCCTTGGTAAACGATCTCAGGGAATTCTCCTTTTGGGTAACCAGTCATCGCTGCAACTCCTTCAGGCTCTTTTCAATGGATGAACTTCGGGCGACCAATTCATGCAGGTGTTTCATGAACGGTTCAATCTGTTTGATCATCGGCCCCATGTCAGAGGCCGCTTGCCGGATGTCAGCCAGCAAGGTCTTGGCGTCGGTCATTACCTTGACCGAGTGTTCGTCGATGTTGGGGCCAAAGCTTTCTTCACGCACGGTCGCCACGAACGCCACGGGCACGCCCAGGTCCTTGGCGATCTTGTCGTCGTTCCAACTCTCATGGTAGCCGACGGTCTCCCCGATATAGTGCTCATCGATTTTTTTGAAGATCAGGTAACGCTCATCACGGGTCATGGGTCTCGGTGGTTGGGGTGTCCCATTGACTGGCGCATTAGCTGGAGCATTGGGGGTGGCAGTGATGGGCACTACTTTCTCGGACATGCGCTCTTCCTTTTTCCTGATGGCTGCTGATTTGATAGCTGTGAAGCAAGCGGGGCAGCGGTGATGCTTGGGGGCATTACCAACCTTCCAGCCTATCCGTTCGAATTTGTCGGCGAGCATTCGTTCAATGATCCCCGAATCGTCTTCGCCATGCCGTCTCATCTTATTGACGGCGATGACTTCTCCCTTCGAACAGTGGCCGCAAGTAATGCTGACTCCGCTTTTCGTTTGCCCGCAGACTATCGTCGGACAGAATTCAAAAAGTGGTTGGGTCATTAGTCCTCATATTTGAAGTGGACGGGTCACATCATAACCCGTCCACCTCGTATGTAAACTAAAATCCCTTCAACTCTCCACAATACCAGTAGGCTTGCCCATCAGCGTGATGTTGATGGCGCCACTTTTTAATTGCTCCAGAAGATAATCAGCAAAATGTCCTGCTTTGTCCGGACTTGACGCAACAAAGACCAACGCGACTTCGTTATCAACGACCTCAACTCGGACTTCCGTGCCGAAGTTTGGATGGGTAAACTGCCGATCATTCTTGCTAGTCATTCCTCAATGATCCTTTTCTGGATGGGAGTTTGGGTGAAATGCTTGAGCTCTTCGGGAGTGGCGATCTCATGCCGCAAATAATTCCGAAGGGTCAAGACAGAGATATTCAAAGCCCCTGGGTGACGGGGCACTCCTGATTTGCCGCCAGATAGAAACACCAGGTTCAGCACCCGAGCAATTTCTTCCGGCTCCCATCCCCGATCCTTGGCCAGGGAAATAGCAAAGGCCGCCGCCAGACTTTCTGTCAGGTGGCTGGCCCATGCCGTCAACTTGATGTCGTTGTAACCTTCGGTAGTCATCTCAACCATTATGTATTTTCCTTTTTCAATTGATAGGCTGCAAACTCTTTGGCGATACGCTTCAGGTTATAATTCCGTTCTTGCTTTTGTTCTTCCATCCGACGGATACGCTCATCTTCTTTTTGCTCAAGCGTCAGTATCACTTGCCCGGGGTCAGCTTTAATCCGCTGGTTATATTGCTCGCTGCCAACGAAGTTGAGACCGCACTTGGTCCTCAGCATCACAATGGCGTTGTGAATGTTGGTTTGATTGATGATCCGTTCACCCCCAACTTGGGTGTATTGCATCAGGTCATCCATGTGCATTTCGAGGATGCCTACAACTTTGCGCAACGCTTCGGCCATTCGGATTTCAGATTCCTTACGGCCGTTGTTACGGGCTGCGTCAGCACGCTGCCTAGTTCTTTTTGCAGTCGCAATACCCCTTAACTCCTTTTTGTATTGCGGCTGATTTTTCATGACCGCCGCCATCCTTATGGTGTCGGCCTGCATCGCCTTATCCACTCGCTCATCGTAACTGAAGAGCGATTTTGCACTGCCGCCGAACCGGGGTCCGTAATTCATCTTGGCCATTACTTTGCTTTCTTAAATACGTTGATGGTCTGGAAGAACGGCGGCTTGAAGCCATAAAACTTCTCGCACGTGTTCAAGTGAAGGGTTCGAGGGTAATGGTTCAGGAACGCCGTGCCAACAAATTTTAACTTCATCTCTTCCAGGATTTCACAGAACATCTTGTGCAGAAGATAAGGCTGCTTCTTCTTGCTCATGTCCTTAATGCCGATGACGAAGTGACCGCCGACTTCAAGTCGGTCAGCACATGCCTTGTAGATTTTTGTCATCTCATCCCAATACTCTTGGCCCTCTTTCAGGAACGCCAAGTTCGGCAGGGACTTGTCGTAGAAAAAATAGGTTTCCTTGTCCCGGTAAGCGGCACCCCGTCCTTCCTTGGAGGGCGACGGCATCGAGGCATCGCCTGAGTAGGGTGGATTGTTGATGACCAACTGCACCTTCTCAACTTTGGCCTTGTCGAGGAAGGCACTGATGTTGCGGGCATCGCCATGGCCGATCTTGGCTTTGGGCTTCGACCCATTGGCCAGTACCAGTGCGGCCTGGATATTCTTCTTCAGCACTTCGCCGAATTCGATTTCCATTCCGGCCACGTTGCGGCCTTGGGTGATGGCCTCGACGGCCGTGGTGCCTGCGCCGATGGTCGGATCAAGAACCCAGTCACCTGGTTTAGAATAGTTCTGGATGGCCCAGCGGGCAATGTGGAGCGGGGTCTTGGCAATGTGCGCCCCTTCCTTCTTGCCCGACTCAGCGGGGTCATAATACTTCCGGCGCTCCAGCCGGCTGTAATATGTCCCATCAGGCTTCAACAATTCCCCCAGGGCCTTCTGGCAGAATTTGCAGGTGCAGTGATAATCAGCGGGGGTCTGCCCCTTGACAATGTGAACTTTCTCGCCGTGCATTTTCAGAACTCCTTTTCTGGATCAAAACTCTTCAATGGTGGTTTCGATGGGTTGATGGACAGTTTTCCTGGACTGGCCAGTTCGGGGATCTCGGGAGGGCGTTTTTTTATTGGTCCCTCCCGTGTTCTTGGCCTCACGGACCTTGATTTCATTAGGCTTTTTGGCAGAGGGCATGAGCCCCCCTTGACGCGTCCTAGTATTTCCCCCTAAAACAGCCCCCGTAATTCGCTGATTTGTGGGGCATTCTTCCACAACGGATTTTGTGGTATGCGCGCGCGGACCGATTTGGTATTTCTCGGACCTGATGCTGCATTTGTTGAAGAGCCAGCATTCCCCACATGCTTTCTTCTGCACTGAATAGCCGACATTCTGGCAGTACCATTGCTTGGCCTGGTCGACGTATTCATTGGGCGGGATCACCCGGCGGCCACTGGACTCGAACTCTTCCTTGTTGATGAATGCAGCAATCTGCTTGGACACATATTCAGCAAACTGCACTGGCATGGCCTTGCCGGTCTGCTTGACCATGGTGCCGTCACCATCATGCTCCCATTCCCCCTTGGGGTTCAGCTTGGCACCATAGAAGACGAAGTCATCAGGGAAGCCCTGAATGCGCGCCCGCTCCCGGATGGTGTAGGGTTCATTGCGCTTGTGGTGCAGGATGGCATTGCCACCAGTCAGCACATGCGATGGCCCGTCCCAATGGCCCTTGAGGAAGCCGATCCTCTTCAGCCGCTTGCCGTCATCCCTGGTATATTCCAGCGTGAACCCGCCGCCCTTGTCGGCGAAGTACTTCTGGACCTCGCCCCAGGTATTCCGTTTCCGCCACTCACCCAGGTTCAGGGCCTTGGCACAAACGGACTTCAGGTCGTGGGGGTCATGATTGGGCATATTGCCCCTCACAGATGGCTTAGCAAGGTCACCGATGACATCTTCCACGGTCAGGGTATGTTCCTGCTCACCCGGCCGGAAAGCCCACCGCTCGGCCCGCAGCGCGCCCAGCATGAACATCCGGTTCCGGTTCTTCTGGACGTTGCCGTAGCCCCAGTTGCTGATCCATTCCGGATACAGGTCATAGTCCGGCAATTTCTCTGCGTACTTTTCCATCGGGTACGCCATGAAGGACTTGGGCAGGTCGTCCATCACGAAGAACCTGGGCTTCAGCTTGGCTACCAGATCGACGAAGAGCGGGATGTCAGCAGGGTCCAGCATCATGTTGAGCCGGTCCTTGTGGGCGCCATTCAGCACGCTGAAGTTGCCGCATTCTGGATGGCCTAAAGCGATGTCCGGGTTGCTGAACTTCCTGAACTCTTCTTCCGTCATCTGCTCCACTGAGTTGGGGAAGATCGCCCCAGGGAAATTCTCAGTGAAAGTGTTGCGCTCGGTTTCGTCCTGGTGGTGGTAATATTTCCGCCACTCCACATTGCCCGCGACCTTGAACCCTGCGGCCTTGGCGCCCACGAGCAATGAACCAATGCCGCAGGTGATCCCCACGGCAATCAATTGCTTTTCTTTTGGCTTCTTCATCGACTCATCTCCTCGACATCCATTTCATTGCGGATGTAATGACGCCGTTTGAACTCGTTGACCATATGAATGCGATGGGCTTCATTGATGCCCAGCATCCGCAATGGCTTCTTGGCCCGATCGGCAATGCTCTTAGGCAGGATGTCCCGGAAGATTTCCCGGAGTATCCGCTTGCCGGTCCTCAATTCCCTGGGCAAGGACAATCCAATCTCGACCACCCGGCGGGACAAGAATGGGCTGCGTACTTCAATCAGGTGCCTCATCATCACCCGATCAAGCCGCGGCAGATGCCACGCCGGCAATTCATGGAATACATCCGAGCCCTGGCTGTCATAACGATATGCCCTGCCATAACCCCCGAACACTTCATCAGCACCATCGCCCGTCAGGCAAACATTCTCAGGGATGACACGGGCCAAAGCGATCTGTGGCACCAACGAACCCAGGTCGATGGGCTCTTGCATGTAGTCCAGTTGCTCCATCACCGGGATGTCAAGTGAAGAACCGTTGACCTCCATGACCTTGGCCTTGCCGGCGACAGCACCAACGGCCATTCGTTCTTCTATGTCATTGTCCCCGAGGTCGACGTAATATGGCTTGACCTGGCCATAGCACGAGGCCAAGGTATAAACGATTGAGCTGTCCAATCCACCCGACAACAAGCAAGCCACCGGCACATCTGATGCCATTACCCGCCGGCGGACGGCCAGTTCTATTTCCTTCCGCAGGTCACCTGGCCGGGGCACCAATTGATCGACGATTTGTCCTTGGCCGAATGTCCCAAGATCATCCAGTTGGATATGCTCCCCCGGCCGGACTTTCTTGATCTCATTGTAAGGGGTCCGCTCGATCTCCGGGCAGTATCCCCACTTGATCACCGCTGCCAGGTACACTTCATCGAATGTCACCGGCCCGAGGGGCAGTAATGCATCCGGTTCGGAAGCGGCAGCCAGAACATCCTGCCGGTAATAGGCTGGCTTCTGTCCCAGGTAATCGCATGTAATGTGGAGCGTTCCATCTGTTTTATCGATGGCGATGATATTCCAGAACCCATCCCGGCCCCTGAGGGCTTTGGACTTATACCGCTCCCAACCCTCGACAACGAGAGGCAAATCACATTCGGCAGCGGGGTCTTCCTCCCTGAAGTCCAGGACCTCCCCGGAGAATGCAATCAGCCAGTCATCCGTCTCGACGGGCTGGTCGTATTTTTCTGACAGCCCGACAATCGGCAAACGGGAGTGAGCAAGGATGCTGCCGTTTGTTTCCTTGATGGTCACTCGAGTGCCGCGATGGCTGATCCTCCGAATGGCTTCGGCGAAGTGCTCATCGTTTTCAACTTCAGCTTGTGCTACCCAGCCACACATTACTTGGTGATCCTCTTCGATACGATGTGAGCATACCCGGCGACGTCATCCCAATGATCATGGTGGTTGGCATTGCCCGAAACGATCCGGGCGATCTTGTGCAGGATCATGTCGAGGCCTTCAACCTGCACCCTCGTCAATTGATTGAATGACTTGCCATTACGGACAACGGCCTTTAAGCTTTGGGCGATCTCCGATACGTCGGTAAAGTCCCCATGGACTTGACCTCGTTCTTCCGTCAGTTTTACTACGTCCATTTGCTGCTCCAGTTGAAGTGAAGTTGAAGGTTTATCCTAACTAAAATTCAGTGTATACCCCTGGCGATTTTTATTTTATGAAGGGCACCATGACATTCAGACCTTATGCACATCAAATTGAAGCTCTTCAACGGATGGCCGGCCGCGACGTTTTCGCGTTGCTGATGGCCATGCGAACGGGCAAGACCAAAGTCGCCATCGACGATTGGCAGCAGACGAATAATCTGAAACGGGGTGGCGCCCTAGTCATCACGGCGCCGGCGGGATCATACCGCGTCTGGGAAACTGAATTCGCCAATCATCTTGAAGAACCTGATCGGCCATTGATTGGCATATGGGACAGCAAGCGGGGCAAGAAATCTATCGAGCATCTATTCGTGAAAGGTAACCGGCCCAGGATCTTGGTTGCCAATGTCGAAGCCTTCAGCACAGTGGATGCCATTCGGCACGCGTGCGCCCAGATCTTGCAAAGCCATCCTGAGTCAACCCTGATCGTCGATGAAGCGACCACGATCAAGAATTGGGAGAATGTCACCACGGGGTCAAGCCGTGCCAGGACATTGCACGCCCTGAGGCCCATGGCCACGCGGACCAGGATCTTGACTGGCCTGCCAACACCCCGAAGCCCGCTTGATCTATGGGGGCAGTTCGAATTCTTGAAACCTGGATTGCTGGGCTTCATCAGCTACAAAGCATTCGAACAGCGATATGCCATCGTCAAGCACCTGCGGGTTGGTGGCAAGTATTCCATTCGCATTCCAGTCCGGTTCACGGACAAGGTTGAAGAGTTGTGGAGGAAATTAGAACCCCACAGCTACCGCAAGCGCCTGGAAGATTGTTCGGATGTCCCTGAGAAATTGTACGTCACTCGTGAGGTCGAGATGACCCCACAACAGGAACGGCTCTACGCTGAGATGGAAGCCACGGCCACGGCGGAAATCTCTCCCGGTGTTTACATGTCGGCGCAACAAAGCATCACCACCAACCTGCGCCTGCATCAACTGTGCTGCGGATGGGCGACGGCGGAAGATCAATCAGCACATGCCGTGCCCGAGAACCGGACCCAATCATTGCTTGATCTACTCGGCGAGTATGATGGCAAGGCAATCATCTGGTGCAGCTATGGCCGGGATCTTCTGAAGGTCGCTGCAGCCATCACCAAAGAGTTCGGCGCCGGATCAGTGGTGGAATTCTGGGGACAGAACCGCAAGGACCGAGAAGAGAATTCCAACAGGTTCAAGACTGACCCCGACTGCCGGTTCATTGTTGCCACCCCCGGTAGTGGTGGCCGTGGCAGGGATTGGTCTGAAGCAAACCTGATTGTCTATTACTCCAACACCGACAACCTGGAGCACCGGGACCAATCAGAGGAACGAGCATCGCACGTCAAGAAAACAGATCGAGTGACGGTGGTTGACTTCGCCACTCGGGATACTGTTGAGTGGAAAATCATTTACGCCATGCGAAAGAAAATTGACTTGGCAATCGTGGTGATGTCTGATCCTCCAAGGGAATGGGTGGTGTAATGCGAAACAGACTTCCCAATCGTCGGGCTCATCAGACGATCAAGTTCGAACATCAAAATCAGAAGTACCATGTCACCATTGGATATTACGACAACGGTGAACCTGGTGAACTATTCCTTAACAGCAGTGGCCGTGCCGGCAGTGAAGTGGACATGGCTGCCTCTGATGCTGCCATTGCTGTGTCATTGGCCATCCAGCATGGATGTCCCGTGACTGACTTGCGTGAAGCGTGTTTAAGAGATTCTGATGGACAGCCATCGACCCCGATTGGCCGTGCATTAGATTTTATGCTGGAAGACCTACCACCTCTCCAACCAAGGAAACGAGTGATCATATGAGCTTCTATTCTGACATCAAAGATTTCCACGAGAAATTCGGATTGGCCTACACTGACGGCCCTCGGCAATTGCCGGATGACCTGGCATCCTTCCGATTGAAATTCATGACCGAGGAGCTGACCGAATATTGTGAGTATCCATTAGAGGACAAGCTCGATGCTTTGGTCGATCTGGTCTATGTCGCCCTGGGCACAGCGTACCTGCACGGCTTTGACTTTGATGAAGCATGGAAGCGGGTTCACGAAGCCAACATGAAGAAAGTCAAGGCCAAGGCCGATGGTTCGGACTCGAAGCGGGGATCGGCTCATGATGTAGTCAAGCCCATGGGTTGGACCGCCCCGGACCTTTCGGATCTGGTAGCGTGATGGCCGAAAAGCTTATCGACATAGCGGCAGAGCTCCGAGGCGAAACGGAAAAAGCGTATCGTCTTTTCGATGGGATCAAAACGGAATGGGTGCCCAAGTCCCAGGTCGAGGACAACAAAGATGGGACCTTCACCATGCCTGAATGGCTGGCGGAAGAAAAGGGATTTGTTTGATGACCGACTGGGATCAACGATATTTTGTTTTGGCCCATCATGTAGCTGTGTGGAGCAAGGACCCGTCCACGCGAGTGGGTGCAGTCATTGTCGGCAAAGACCGCCGGAACATCACCATCGGCTACAATGGATTTCCGCCTGGCATAGAAGACAGCCCTGAGCGGTTGCTGGATAAGAATACCAAGTACGCCATGACCCAGCACGCTGAACGCAATGCCTTGGACAATGCCCACTTCGATCTAGAGGGCAGCACATTAGCAGTGACGATGTTTCCGTGCAATGAATGCGCCAAGTCCATTGTCTCCAGGGGCATCAAGCGGGTGATCACTCCACCCCCGCTTGACCGTGAGCCCTGGAAATCCTCAGCTGAGTGGACGCGCCAGATGTTTAATGAGGTCGGTATTGTAGTTGTCGAGTTCACGCCGTAAGTGGTCGACGTCCTGGCAAACAGTGATCAGGGGCAGGTAAGTGAACACGGCCTCTTGTTCACCCACAATGAACAGGCGGCGATTGTTGGCGTAAGCATATCCAGCTTCAAACCAACGACCGCCACCTGCATTCTTTGACCCCACTGGATCAGTGAAAAGAACCACGGCCTCAGACCTGTCAATGTCCTGCAGGCAGATCCGGGCCGCGCCTTCTCCTCCATCATCCTCTTCCCATAACCATCGTGAAGTGATCTTGTGACCATCTTCTTCTAGGAATGGGATGGCGTCGGTTACTAATTTTTCCCGCCTGGCGAACCTAGCTGCTAGATACAGCTTCATAACTGACCTCTTCGTAAGTGTGAAATTTGTGAGGCCGCCGACCCAGGCATTCCCGCTGCCGCTCAACTTTGTCATCTATCCTCTTGGTGATGATCACATGAGAATGAGACCCACACTCGGGGCAGGGCATGCTAGCACCACCCCGTTTCCTTTTCTTTTTTACTGCTGCCATAACGCCCTCTCTGGTTTATAAAAAACGAGGGTGATACACTGAACCAGTTCACCCTCGCCGATCTGTTCGTGTCATCCGACGCGAACAAATTTATCCCGCTTAGTGTTGGACAACCATTGCCCAGCCTTCCGGCGGTCTTCTGGCTTGAACTTGGCCAGATATTCCCTGATGGTGATGCCACCCCGCATGGCCTCGAAATGCTTGTGAGCATCCGTGGGACCATTCGGAGAAACACGGCGGGGGTTGTCCTCCACCAAGAGCGTGATCTTCAAATCCAGCCGGGAAGATTTCTTAGGAGCCTTGCCATCGCCCTTGGCTTTGCCATTGCCATTTTTCTTGGCCTCGGGTTCAAACGTCAGCTTGACGTTATCCGGGTTGGCAACTGGGTGGGACGTGACCTTGACCTTGGCGGGCTTCTTCTCAGCCCACAATTTCTCGCAGGCAACCACACCATCTTCGCGCGTATGGAATTTCGACTTGCGGGGTTGTCCCGCCATCGCATTGTAGGCAGCAAGCAACTGCTGCCCAGTCATCGTATTATATTCTGGCTTCATCGTTTTCGTCCTGGTTTCTGTTTGATTAAGAATTCGGGTGAGTGACCCCCGAACTTCTTCAGGTGCCAACCATCGGGAGGTCTTGACATCCCAAACAAGCCCGGGGGTCTTGCTCATCTTAGTTGCTCAGTGACTGGAGAGCAGCCATGACTTCGTCGGGCGACTCCTTCACCGGCAGGCCGGCACCGGACATGAACACGATACGCGTGCCCTGCCGGTTGCCCTTACGCGGACCGAAACTCCTGATCCGCTCTTCGGGGTTGATGATCGTGTGGGGCAGAGTGATCTCTTCCCGCACATCATCCTCGCCGAATTCGCCTTCACCACTCACTGCATTGAAAGTAAGATGCTTCACGATACTTCTCCTGGACCCTGTTGATGGGTATCTGTGTGGCTCTGCACGGGTCCATTGATGCAAAGTAAGATTGGTGTACCTGTAAGGTGAAGAAAAGTAAACTAGTATTCCTCGACATCAGCTCGGCAGGAATAACTTCATCAAGCCATAGTCCTTGCCGTCAACCCAGCCCTCGATATACTCGCGGGCGTAAACCATTTTCATCCGGCGCTCATTATCACTCTGATAGGAATAGCCGCGGATCTGTTTCCCCTGCCATGTGATGAGGATTGATCCCTTGTCATCATCGGTGACCCGTGGCCGGTTCAGTTTTATTTCATTCATGGTGCTCTCCTATCGAACGAACATGGGCCGAAAGAAATCTGCCGGCTGTCGCCGTGTCCGTAATTCTATTTCAGGGGGCAGCATCTGGCGTGGCAGCAATGGCGGGACCATATCACCACCCTCTGCAACGACGGGTGGCGCCACCAGGCCAACCGGGACACAAGAAGCACTGATCTTGGCAGTCGCCATGTGGCCGTTGAATTCCGTCGGCGGTGGTGGCGTGTAGTGGCTCTGCAAGATTTGCCGGCAGGATACCTCATCCGGCCAATCAGTGTGCGTGGCCACGAGTGATACGCCACCCGTGTCCGACATCACCATAATCATAGCCATCAATCGCCACATCACTTTTGCTCCTGGTCTACCCGGTCGAGGAATTCTTCGAGGATCTGCGCCCACACCATCAACTTGATGCAGTGGGGGTGCTGACGCCCACCCAGGACATCGACCATGGCCCGAGTGTTGATCACCATTTCTTCCATGGCTTTCTTTTCGTGTGGTTGAACGATCATTGGTCGATGCTCCAGGTGAAGACTTCGCCGTGGTCCCATGGGTTGGGACCATTGCCCAGCCAGTACTGCTTGTTTCGGCCGATGTAATAGCTGGCCCAGATGGTGCTGCCATCATCCATTCGGATCTCACCACGGACCCGCGCATAGGCGCTTTCCAATCGATCCAGGTCCGGCAAGCGGGAACGATCCACCTCGTACACTTCACCCGTGACCGGCTTGCCTTTCTTGGATGGCATGATCATGGGGACACTATGCCCGAGCATCAAGTAACGATAAGCTGTCCGACCGATGCCTAGGAATTCTGAACCACCGATGAAACGGTTATGGTTCCAGAAACCTTCTTTCAATGTTCCATAAAAAAACATACGCATCTTATTCTCTCCATCCTTTGTTTGCTCGAATGAGCGATATCGTTGCAGAAGAAACACCATGTTGCTCTGCTAATTTTTTACCGAGTCCACGAGGACCTTGGGCTTTCCGGATTGACCGGACCTGCACCCACGTCAGTTTTGATTGGGGGACGAGTTCTCCATTTTGGGCTGTCCCATGTTTGATCTTGTCTTGACCATTTTCCTTTGGTGTCCCCCACTTCAAATTCTTCCAATAATTATTCCCATTGTCCCCATCCCGATGCCGGCATTCTTGTCCGGGAGGACAAGGACCGACAAAGATTTCGAGCACCAATCTATGAACGTATTTTTGTGCCCACTGACCATTGATCTTGACCCAGACAGATCGATAACCAGTTGGGAGGATATATTCCCGACAAAGGTTTTTTCCTTTTCGAACCTGACCGTAATCAGAAACTTCATAGTCAGATCCTGGGATTTGACGCCACCGCATGGTCATTACATAAAGCACATGGTTTCAGTGTCGTACCAGGTCGGGCCGGTATCCACCAGCACATCGCCATCGCGACGGCCGAGGATTTCATGATGTCCCGGGACACCATAGACTTCCACCAGATCCCCCAGCTTGGGGTTGGTGGTGTTGGCACAGCCAATGAAGCTGGGTTCGTCCGAGCAATTGATCCACCGGGGACCAAAGGCCACGAGGACTTGATCACCGGCGACGGCGAGAACCGGGGCGGAAGCTTCTTGGTCGATAAATCCAACCACATCATTGATCTTGAACATCATCTGGCTCCTTGTTGATCACCTACCAGTAAGGCAAATGAAGGGAAGAGTAAACCTCTTTCCTTCATTTTCCCTTCATTATTTTATGGGGTTAGTGCATCCTCCCCCTTTTCCTCTTTTCTATTTCTTGGCTCCACAGGGGTCCAATGAGTTTGCTGACTTTGTCGGAGAACCGAGCTGCCTCTTTGGGGGTCATGGTATGGAAGTTCTCCAGTTCTTTCTCGACTGCTTCCTGGGTGGTCGGCCGGTCCATCTGCCTAGCCCTTTCCAGGGCGACCATCATGGCCCGCCGATGTAGGCCATCAGGATCATGCTGGGCTTCCTCGAAGTGCTGGAGCATCACATCTGAGGCCCTCATGTAATCAGTGGCGGCCATGAGAGCCGGCGATCTGTCTTTAGAAATCTTCATGGTTCATTTTCCTTCCGGGGTTGGAGTGATCAAAGAAACGGGGATGGTGATCTTGTCATCGACGACCACCGAATAAGGGCCGGGGGTGGCAGTCACAACACCAGTGACCCCACGCGACGAAACCTTGGTCCCAATCGGGTAAGGATATTTCTTGCTGTAATCGTACGCCATCTCAATTGATCCGGATCTTGGTTGCACCAGGGCGATCGCCCAGGAGTTCGAAGTCCCTGAGGGCACGGGCCATCCGCTTTTCAGCTTCAAATTTCCGACAAGCAGCTTCATACTCCTCATCAGTCATGTCGACGGGTGTCCCATAAAGGACGTGGCGGATCTGGCTTTTAGTCATCATGTCTAAGCTCCTTTTGTTGACACGCTACCAGTAAGGCAATCTGAAGGGGAAGTAAATATTCCCCTTCAGTTTTCCCTTTCATTAATTCACGAAGGTCAGGATGTTCTTCGACCTGGTAATGGCAACATATGCCAGGTTCTGTTCCTGGAGTTTCTGCCATTCTTGCTTGGCAGCACGGGATGGGCAACGGGTGGCGTGCTCCCAGAGGAACACCCTGTTCCATTCCCGGCCCTTGCTGCGATGATAGGTGGCCAGGGTCAGGACCCCTCGGACATCATCCGAGAATAAATTGTTAATAAAGTCCCGCACGGCGGTCAGCGAGTGCTGGCCCTTGGCAGTCACGGCCAGGCAAACCTGCAACAAGGTTTCCACCCGGTCATTGATCTCCTCGACCTTGGCTTCGTTATTCTTGGCCATGGCCTTCTGGATCTCACGCTGGCGATAATCTTCCAGCTTGCGGATGAACTGATCCACCGAGGAAACTTTCCACCGATCGACCAACCGGAGCAAGCCATCACCGATGGCCCGACCCTCGACCTTGCAAGCCACACCCTTGCGGATCAGGGAATAAGCAATGGTGACCAAGGGGGCAGTGTTCCGGCAGAGGATGGCATCCGTGGCCAGCAGGTCAGCGGGCAGTTCCTCGACCCGGGTGACTTCACCTTCGTTGTCCGTGGCACATTCAATGTCTGCAACAATCTTCTGGGCTTCACGGATCACGGCCTTGGGGCAACGCCAGGTGACAGTCAGGGGCAGGGTCACTGCATTCAATTCATTGGTGAGGTTCTCCAGGGCCTGGGCATCAGCGCCCGAGAACCCATAGATGGCTTGCCGATCATCACCCACCACAATCATCCGGCCCGTCCCCGGCTTCAGGAACTTGCGGGCGAGGGCCTGGCGGGCCTTGGAAAGGTCCTGGGCTTCATCCAGAATGATCAGGTCCTTGGTGAACTTCACCCGCAGGTTCTTGACCAGGGGGAAGAGGATCATGTCATCGAAATCAACCACGTCTGTATGGGCCAGGGAAGCCCTGTAGATGTCCTGGGCAGCAGCCACAATGGCATCCATCTCGCTGGTGTCATCCAGCCCGTTGACGTCGTAATGGTCAGCCAGGGCATACCAAGCTGCATTGTCCCCGATGGCATCAAAGAACCCGAAGCCAGCGCCCTTGGCATACCGAACCAGGTCACTGATCTGGGCACCATACTGCTGGTAAATGGGCTCGTTGCGGGCGCGGATCATGTCCCGCACCTTGTTGGCGTCAACCTTGGACTTGAATACAAACTTGACCAAGCCAAAGCCCAGGGAGTGGATGGTGGAACCCTGGACCTTCTGCCAGGGATAACCCGCCTTCACCAGCTTTTCCTTGACTTCATCTGCAATGGCCTTGTTGAAGGCGCAGACCACGATCTCATGGTTGGGGTGGGCTGCATGGTAGGCCGCCACCCCCTGGAGGATGGTCGTGGTCTTGCCCGTGCCAGCCCGAGCCACTAGGGCAATGTTGCTGGTGGTGGTGACCAGGGCCTCGATGAAGGCAGCCTGCTGGGGGGTCGGGGTCGGGGTCATGTCGTGCTCCGTGGGGTTGAATTGATTGCTTACAGGTAAGCCCCTAGGACGCGTTTGTAAACCCCTTCACTTCACTTTTTTGAAGGTAAAAAAGAGGGGAACATGCGTGCGGCATGTCCCCCTCTTCCCTTAAAGCAAGATGCTCCCTGACAAGAAATACCTTGCCTTAACTTTTTACACCGCCCGGAAGTTGAGGCCGTCCCGCTTGCGGTAGGCCATCAATCCACAACCAGCAAATCCGAGGATCATCATGAACCATGTAGACAGTTCAGGCACCGCGGCAACCGGATTGGCGACGAGGAAAAAGCTTTCCGGTCCGTCATTGGCGCCTGACCAACGGGCGAAGAAAATGATTTCATCACCCGCAGAAATATCACCACGGTCAATGTTGAAACCACTCAGCGTGTAGTCCGGATAGCCAGTGCCGTTGTTCGGCGCCGGCAATGGCGTGCCGCCAGGTCCCGGCGAATAGGATGCCAGCACCGTGCGGTCCGTCAGGTTCAGGAAGTAAAACGACTCCAGTGTCTGTGCGACATTGGTCTGATTGACATCAATGCCAACCGAGAAAGTGGTGCCCGATGCTTGCGCCAACAGATACGCGCGCAGGATCGAACCATCACCAACCTGGTAACCGGTGCCCAAGGTATCCTGGGCAAGCGAGCCGCCAACCGTCGCCGTCGAGAACATCAGATAATCGCTGATGTTGCCTTGGGCTTGGAAGTTATTATAGCCGAACCCTGTCGGCTGTTGCGGCTGCTGCGTGCCGCAGATCAAGCAAGGGTTGTTCAGGGGTTGATTGCCGCCGGGGACCACGGCCGACAGCGTCAGGGTGCTAGTCGAGTCAGTGACGGCGAATGTATCGATGACAGCAGCAGATGCAGGTGCTGCCGCCAAAGCAAGTAAAGCGGTGGCCATTAAGATTTTCTTCACGAGGATTCTCCTGGGTTTCTAATTTTCAGTATGGGGATACTGCTTTGAAATGTTCAGCCGGCCCCACGCCCAGAAGACATACCACTTCCCGAACTGAAGACCAATCCAATGATTAACCCGGGGCAGCTTCATTTTTAAATACCCCTTTTTAAATATTCCTTCATGGCTTCAAACAGTTCTTTCTTCGTGATGTCCGGCTTTGCCAGCATCACATCGACCAACCATCGTTGGTTTTCATTCTGGGCAGCGGTTCGGATTATCCAACCAAAAGATCTTTCTGCCTGGACCTGAGTCAGGCCCCGCTTCGTCGTTGCGGCAGTGATGTATTCCTCTTGGCTCTCACGATACAGATCAAACGAGTCACTAACATACTCGGCTAGTTTGGCGTCACCTGCCTCTACAGCTTTCTTGAAATCAATAACGATGCTCATTTGATGCTCCCTGTTTGCCGGCCCATATTGTCATAGACCACCGTGCCGGCATTGTTGGTCACTGCCCTGCCGGTGTTGCGTCCCATGTGATCATAGAATGTAGTCTGGTTTCCGTTGGTCACCGACCGGCCAGTTGTCTGACCCATCGAATTGCGGAAGGTTTTCTGTTGCGCCATTGCTGCATCAGATGCTAGGATCAATGCCAGCACCACAAACAATTTTATCCTCATGTTCAATTCTCCTTTGGTAGTGCGCGTTTGGCGATCCCGCCGACGAATTCAAGGGACAAGCGCGGCGCGGATGGTCTTGGCGATATTGTCGTTGTATATGACGATCTCCCGCAGCACCGCCTTCAGCGCCTCGATGCTGGCATGTGCTGCTTGCTCACGTTCTTCGGCTTCGCAAACGCACTGCATTGCTAGATCACGCTGACGAGCTTGTTCCTTATCAAAGTCTCGCTCCTTTCGAACCTCACGCGCCCAAACCCAGCCAACACTGTTTGGCTTGCCAAGAAACGCCATTGTGTCTTGATATGGTGCAAAGTCTTCAGCGCCGGGGATTTCAGACCAAAGGTCCAGTAGACGGGTGGCTTCGCGACCGTCCGCCTCCAGCGCCTCGTTGCGCTGGCGTTGCTTTGTGTAGCCAGCGCAGCATTGACCACCATCAGGCATCATGCAGTCTGGCAAGCAGTCATCGCTCATTAGTCCTCTCCTATCATTGGGGGATCACGGGCATCGATGACCGCTTGCACCGCTTGTTTCAATTCGTCACTCGGTTCTTTCTTGCCGTATTCGGTTTCTTCCCACCAGCGTTTACGCAAGGCAAGTGGCAGGCTGAACCAATGCTTGGCCATCTCATTACCGAGTCTCATCAGTTCAATCCTTTTTTCATGGTCTCAGCCCAACTGAGGCAACCGGTTTTCTCCATCACCTCTTTCCAGATGCCTGGCCATTCTTCTGAGTTTCCAGTTGTGGCGGCTATCAAATAGATATTCGCCAACCCGGCCCGCCGATCTGCCTCCGTTATTTTCGGGGGCAGATCTCGGGTGACCATATAAGATAGGGCCTCAATCAATTCTTCCCGGAGGGCCGGATCTTTCTTCATCCAATCTTCTCCAGCAATCCTGCCTTGATCAGGTCATCAATGAATTCCTTGGGGTTGGTCGCCCGGATGTCTTTGCCGGATGCCGTCTTCGATTGCACAGCCATCTTCAACATGAAGTCAGCAAGTGACCGACCCTGATCAAACATCGACTGCCGTTGCATTGCTGCGACCACACCAATGGCATCTTTGGCCTGGATCTCTTGATCGTCGTACCGAACTTTAATCATCTCGCTTCTCCATTTTGGTTGGGACATCATACAGCCCCCGCTTCACGTAAGTCATCTTCTGTCAAGAAAAATTCATTCACTTCCCTTGCCAGTTTCGGCTTGCCTCTTTTGACATGGCGCTCCTTCAGTACGGGTGTAACCTCCTTGTCATTCCACGACTCCATTAGTGCGCGGTTCAGGTAGTCCAGGTCGATATCGAAATCGTGGTAACCCCGCGCGATGGTTTCAACATACGCTTCAGTTGGCGGCATCACACCATCCGACATTTTCATCTGGTAGAACAGAACTTCTTCCGGCCGACCATCGATGTTGATCGTGAAGAACCTTTTCATATAAAGCCCGGTGCCGATCCCCTCATAGTAATCGAGGGACTGCTCGCACTCACGAGTGATCCTCCACAACGCCCCAGGTGCTGCAACACCTGGCTTGATGACCACATCTGCCACACCCCGGAAAACCAGGGAAGTGCCCGTGATCAGCAATTTGTCGACTGGTGTCGCGTTGGGACAACGGCGCTTCATCTGTTCAATGTTGCAGTTCGAGCCATACGACCACATCAGGGCCTTGTAGGGCCGGACTTTCGTCCGACCCTTCTGAATGCGTTGGCGTGGTACTTTGATCTTAGCCATTACACTGGCCTCCGACGATTAATGAAGTTGGCATCCGACAACCGATCGAAATTTTCCGCCCGGTTGAAGTAGTTCACCCGGCTGCTGAAGTATGCCTTCTCAGCTTCATCGGCACCCACCGTCTCCAGCAATTCATCGACCGTGGTCACAGTCTTTTCTCCGGCCCGTGCCGTCAGCACCATGCGCAGGCACAAGCGGACCCAGTTGGCTGCCTTCTGGGCGTCACATGTTCCACCATGCTGGCGGAATTCCACCGTGCCATAAACGAAGAAGCACTGCAGGTTCAGTTTGCGATACCGACGAGAACTACGGGCATGTGCCCGGGTGTTGTCCTGGCCAATGGCCGTGGCCACCTGCTGAATGTTGGTGGCTGCAGTCAGGGCTGCATCGTTGATCCGGGTGGGCTGGCAGAACGGGTTGACCGAACCCCGGCGGGATGCCGGCATGAACTTGTCGATCGTGGTTTCTGCCGAAGCATACAAACGAACCAGGTTCTTGAAAAAATCCACCGGCTCAGTGCCGACATCCACATGAACATGGAAACCACACTTGGCCGTGATCCTGGCATTCATGGCCGTCAGGGCATCACAGACAATCCGCATCTGCCTGAACCCATCCTCACCCCGAAGGGGAGGGGACACGAATTCTGCACCTTGTTCATAGCCCAAGGAACCATCCGTAACCACTTTCCACTTACCAGCGGGGGTGGTGTGACCATACAATTCCTCGTGGCATTCAACACCTGCCGCCGTGATCTTGGCTGCTGCTTCCCGGCGGGACATGCCACGGGGCAGGATCACCTCGATCTCCACACCGAACTGCAAACCATCAAGGCCAGCCAGGCTGGAACCACCGAGCAACGACCGCAGCCATTCAAGCTTGGCGCGACGATATGCAATGGTCTCCAGGGGTGCCCGCAGGATGTCCCCCTGACCCAGGAGCTTAACGCGGCGGATGCCACGGGCCTGGGCTGCAGGAACCAACGCGTTCCACTCTGCCTGGAGTTGTCTAAGTACCGAAGCCATAATCAAATCTCCGTCTGGGGTGTTTCGATGGACTTACCTGTAAGCCCATCCACTAGGGAAGTAAACCCCTTCACTTCAAAATAATTGATCATTTCCACAATTGATCAATGGTGGTTCCTTCAACCTGCTCCATGATCAACTTCTTCCGCTGGCGTTCCAAACGGGAAATCTGGTTAAGGAACAGAACTGACTGGGCGTGGCTGATGGCATAAGGAAGACCAAAACGGATGACTTCAATATGGGCCGTCAATCTTTCGATTTTTTGGGTGGTGGTCATCTGATCATTCCTTATCTGAAGGGAAGGGGTTGCCTGGAAAGTTCCCTCTCCCTTTCACTGCACTCATTGCACAGGAAATACTGGGTGGGCTGCTGGCACTGATAACAGCATCTCTCGGTGGGCTGCTGTTGGGGCAGGTTTAGCTGAAGGTTCCTGGTTCTCATGATCGTTCTCCGTTGGTTGATCACTTACAGGTAAGGCCTTCCACTAGGAAAGTAAACCCCTTCACCCCATGGGATGAAGGGATTTTTTGGATTATTTTTTGGAGCCACGCATGGTGATTTCTTCAACTGAGTATTGGTCCCCATTGGGGAGATCCACAGTGTAATAGAGGCCCCAGGATGGGGGCAGGCAGTCAGAGGCAATGATTTCAGAAATCACGCCAGTCAGGGATTGGTCGGTGTCATGATCCACAAAGGTCAGATCGGTGAACAAGTCATATTTAGATTGGATGATCACGGGGGTTCTCCTGGTTGGTGATGTCCTTACCAGTAAATATTTCCCTTCACTTAGTCAACAAACAAAAAAAGAGGCCCCGGTGAAGGGACCTCTTTTCGGTGGTCGGGATAATGTTAGATCAGCCTGCCAACTTGATGAAGCCCTGGCGCTTGCTGGTGTTCATCCAGAGCCCAGCATCCCGGCGCTTCTTTTTATCCCGTTCAAACTTCTTCAGATATTCCCCGACGGTCTTGGACTGTTCGAGGGCCGTGAAAAATTTGAAGGCAGCCGATTTCGGACGCCGGGGATTTTCTTTCGTGAGGATGGTAATTTTCCTAGCTTGAGATTTCAGCGTCGTCATTTTCGTTTCTTTCTCCTCTGAGATCAACAAGTTAAAAGTTGTTAGGTAAAGTATTGTGGAAAGTAAACACCCTTTTTGTTGTCTTCACTCCAAATCAGTGTACCCTCCCGCCATGACATTAGTATTAGACATGAACACGCTGCCCACTTCCCTTCGGGGTCAAGGGGCCATCGGCATCGATTTGGAAACAAGCGATCCTGATTTGAAAACGAGAGGCCCCGGTCCCCACCGTGGCGGATACATCTGCGGCGTTGCCATCGGCACTGAAGCAGGATTTCGTGCATATCTTCCCGTCGCCCATGGGATCGGGCCGAACCTGGACAAGCGGAAAGTCTTTAGCTGGCTGGGCAAACAATTAAAGTTGCCGGTGCCGAAGATCGGAGCACGGTTGGTTTATGACCTGGGTTTCTTGATCCATGAAGGCGTGCCATTCGTCGGACCATTCTACGACATCCAGGTCGCTGAACCATTGCTCGACGAGAACCAGTTCGTGTTTTCACTGGACCGGATCAGCGAGCAATATCTGGGTGAAAAGAAAAAGGGCGATGACCTTGATGCATACCTGATCCAGCACTTCGGCAAGAAGAACCCCCGCAACAATATCGCGCGGGCACCAGCCACCATCGTTGGTCCTTATGCTTGCGGCGACGTTGACCTGCCCCTGCGGATATTTCCGAAACAGAAAAAGGAATTGGAGCGGCAGGGTCTTTGGGATTTGTTCTTGATGGAGAGCAAGCTCACAGAACTCCTGGCGCGGATGCATCTGCGGGGTGTCCGGGTTGACCTGGAAGCCACTGAACAATTGGATCGGGACTATCTGAAGGAACACAATAGCCTGATAAAACAGATCAAGCGGCAGACCGGCATCGAGGTCAGCGTATGGGCGGCAGCATCAGTGGCCCAGGTCTTTGACCACTTGGGGCTGGATTATCCGTTGACCCCGAAAACCAAGAAGCCATCATTCACGGCGACATCACTCGACGAGGTGGATCATCCGATCGCGGCAAAGGTCCGCCGGATCAGATGGCTTGATAAGATGCGGGGCACCTTCCTCCGCGGCTGCATCCTCGAGGGACATCATGAAGGCCGGGTTCATTCCCAATTCAATCAATTGAAGTCCGACCAGGGTGGCACGGTTACCGGCCGCTTCAGTTCATCACTGCCGAACATGCAGTTCATTCCGACCCGCACTGAAGAGTCGAAGAAAGTCCGGTCAGCATTTTTGCCAGACGCGGATCACCTATGGCTGAAGACCGATTACAGCCAAGTCGAATATCGATTGATTGCCCATGATGCTTTCTGTGCTGGCCTCAAAGGGGCAGACAAAGTGGTCCGGCAATATACCGATGATCCAAGCACGGACTTCCACAAGGTCATTGCGACCATGACCGGCATCGATCGGCAATTCGCCAAGACAATCAATTTCGGATTGGCGTATGGTGAGGGGGTGGCCAAGCTAGCAACCCAGTTGGGATTGACCATTCCGAAAGCCGAGGTGCTGCTGAAGAAGTATCATGGTCAGGCGCCATTCATCCGGCCGTTGTCTCAATTGTTATCCAACATGGCCGGCGCTGATGGAGAGATCCGGACATTGCTGCAGCGTAAGCGAAGGTTCAATATGTGGATCAAGAACCAGCCCAATGGTGCTGCGCCTCTTATCTTGCCGCACAAGTTTCCAGGAGCATCACGAGCATTCCTTCACAAGTCCCTGAATGCCCGCATCCAAGGTAGTGCAGCCGACATCATGAAGAAATCGATGGTTGAAGTTGCCGAGTCGGGGGTGTTCGATGTCACTGGTGTTCCTCACCTAACAGTGCATGACGAACTTGACTTCAGTATTCCACGTGGTAAAGCGGGCCGCGAGGCAGCACGGGAAATCCGAAACATCATGCAGAACTGTGTCTCCTTATCCGTGCCGTTGAAAGTCGATACGAGTGTCGGCAAGGATTGGGGACAGGTTGAAGACATCGAGTTATGAATATGCATATCAAATTAGCATTCGGCGGGGCTGCCGCAATAGCCCTGGTCTTGACACTTGGCGTGATGCGATCAACGACAGAACCGGTTGTGGCTTCACCCGCAGTGGCGACATATGACGGCGAACCATTGCCGAAGTCGGATAGCATCCGGGTCATCGAATTACAAAAGAAGGCAGGCATGGAAGCCCTCCAGTCTGCTTTGTTAGCTAGATCAGAACAGGTTAAAGCAGAACCAGTTCCGACACAGACCATTGTGCCTCCAATCATCATGCCGGCAGAGCCGCCGGAGGTTAAGAGGAAGCGCAAGGTGAGGACCGTTGCCTACGACATCTGTCGGGGCAAGGGAAAGCGGTTCACCCATGGCGGCCGATCGTGGCGTTGCCGGCGGTGACATTAGAAAACCAGGAGCGAACAATGACTGAAGAAGCAGAAGACAATGCCCGGATTGCTGCACTGACCAGTGATGCTGTCCGGCATTCAGGCGAGAAGGTCGTCCAGGATATCATGGCGACCGTCGAAGCCGCGGAAGAAACTACTGCCCTGTTGCGTCAGGAAGCGGAAGTGTTGGCGGCTGAAATCCGCAAACATACCGAGGCCTTCGCCACCAGGGTCAGCAACTATGTTGAGAATTGCCATCGGGCCGTCAGTGTTTTCCAGACTTATCAAAGCCAGATCTTTGACCTGGATACCAAGCCAATGGATAGCACAGTGGTCGCTGAGATTGCTGCCACCCCCATTGCCATTGAACCACCGCCGGCCATCCCAGCGCCGGCACCCCGTACCCGCATTGCAGCCAAGGTCCTGCCATCTCTCAATGGCGCGGACCACGAAACCAGAGTGGAGGGATAATTGTTTCGGATCGAATTCTTTTGCGACGACAAGAAACTGGCAGAGGCCCTTCGGGGCCTCTCTGGTGTTGCCTTGGGTGATCCCAAGATATTGCCAGTGGTCAATGGTGCTGTCAGCAATGGCAAGGCCGTGGCCAATGGCAGTGGGGATATCGCAGACCTCTTCAGGGATTATGCCCGACAGCATAAAGCCAAAGAGTTCAAGGCCGCCGACATCAAGAAATTCTGCAAGCATGTTGGCAAGTCTGAAACCAGCTATGGTTACTATCTCAAAGCCCTCATTGCTGCCGGCATGTTCAAGAAAACCGGCAAGGGCGGCAAGATGATTTATACGCTGGTGCCCCGATGAAAACTTACAGCGCGTATATGTTCAAGACAAAAGATCCGGTGATCGACGAACTCCGGACCTTGATCGAAGACGCTGAAGGTGCCAGGGTCACTGGTCATCACCTGAAGAAGATCCAAGAACAGGGCGGGCCATCCAAGGCCGCCATGCGTGGATGGTTCTTCGGCAAGACCCGCCGGCCCCAATCCCCGACCATCGAAGCCGCTGGGCGGGCCATTGGGTTCAAGCGCAAATGGGTCAAGATGAACGGCAAGGGCTAGGCAAAAAAAGACCGGACCCCTTGCGGTGGCCCGGTCCAGTTTGGACGAACTAAATAAGTTCTAACGGTGCTGGGAGTGGTCTTAAAGAGATAGGGTCATAACCCTACATGACCCCTCCCAGAACCGCACCAGCGAGCTCCTAATGAGCTCGGATCTGGGGTTCCAAACGACCTCCAGGGTCATTTGGGCACCTCCAGGGGCAATATAGGGTAACACAGTAGGGAGACCACCATATGGAAGCTGAAGCCCAGAAACTGAAAGATATGTCGGTCATTGTCCACGCCGCCCTGAAAGCTTTGAAGATCGGGGAGACCGGGACCATCACCTGCAAGAAACCATTCACATCAGATGAACTCCAGAGCTACGTTACGGCCTACGGTTTTCATAAGAATAAGTGGTTCAATGTCAAGCATGATGCCGTCAGCAATGTCTTGTTCTGTGAACGATCCAACCCACCACCCATAGGCGGATGGGGCAAGAAAGACGAGGATGAAGGCGAGGTAGCATAATCAATCCAGGTCACGACCACCGGCGGCGACGATCCCAACAAGGATCGCGCCGACGTTGGCACCAATGACCAGGCCAATCACTAACCAGAGCATGGTCAGCATCCTTTACAAATCGATGGCGGTGCAGGTGGGACTGGTGGCAGGTCATCCACTCGAGACTGTTTCGTTTTAGTACCGCCAAAAGGTCGGCAGGCCGACACCACCTCCGAGCACGCCAGCGAGCCAGACCACAAGGGCAATCAAGCAGATTAGCCCGACGACGATCTTGGCAAACTTCATCACGTTGGCGTCGATGGCAATGCTGAACCAATCCCGAACCACCCACAAGATTATATAAGCGATCAAAAGAATGATCGCGATGTAGAGGCACAGGTTCAAGAAGCTAAGTAGGATGTTCATAGGGCATTTTCCTTTCCGGCCACGTTGCGTTGCATTTGCTGCAACGGATAAACCGCCAGCCAGCGACGGCATCACCCGGTGCCTCGGTGTGGAAACGCCGGTGAAACAACCGGCAGATAATGCGGTCAAGCAACTGTGTCATTTTCTCCGCCCCGATCTTGGCCGCAATTCCTTTAAGCCATTGCATCCGGGTTCTCCGCAGAGTCTTCACTGAGCAGATGTTGGACTTCCAGCAGCATGGTATCGGCCTCGGTCCGTATCTCGACCTCACTGCGGTTGACCGGTCCCCAATGCTGCCGCCGGTAACGCAAGCCGACCCCGGTCACAAAGACATGGAATGCCGGCGAGTACTTGGAGAGGAATTGAAACTTGGCACCATCACCAGAACCAAAGTTGCCGAGGTCATCCTTCTTCAAAGTCACACCATTCTGGAACGTCGGCAGGAAGCCATTGGGGTTAGCCCAATATTCATTCAGCAATGGTGGGATGGATGACGAGCACGAATAAATATTCCAACTGGTCTGATACAATGATGCTTCCGCCGTTTCGGCACTGACGTTGTCGGCACTCATGTCACGGCCTTCACAATAACGGCCGCTGCTTTCCCGAGCACCCAGGCCCAGTAGCAACACAAACAGATGTCGTAGAGTGTCAATGCCATCCTGGGTGTTATCCATTCCCGCAGCCTGGAATTGCTTGCGGTACCATGTCAGCGCATCCTGGTCTGTGCTATTGCGATCGGCTTGGGCAGCGGTGGTCGCGATGGGATGACCCTGCATCAACCGTGTGGCAGCCAATCCAAAGCACTGGGCAATGCCGGCAGTGTAGCCCAATGGCAACTTGCCTCGGTCTTTCCATGCGTACTTGGCAATGGCTGACTTCTCAGCGATCTGTGCAATGCGTCGGGCTTGATCCGCCGGCATCCGATCATTGCCGGAAGCCTTGGCGTGTTCCAGGTAATCGAGAGCAGCCCACGTCTTTGGACCGACGATGCCGTCACACGTCACACCCTCGCCATAAGCCGCTTGATAACCGCGCACTGCTGCATCGGTGATCGGGCCGAAATCTCCATCCGCCGGGAACACGCCAAGCAGAGTCTGCACTTGAACAACATGGTCTCCTTCATCACCGATCCCGAGGGTCGGCCGGCCAGGTTCTTCCTCGGGGATCTCCACCACCGGCGGCGGTTCAGTTTCATCGATCTCATCAACTGGTGGTTCGGCTCCAATCTTTTTGCCGGACAATGCTGATGCTAGTTCAGCACAGATGGCCGCGAATTCTTCTTCATAGGTTTCCGAGTCGGTCACGCTATCGACGAACACAACTTCCACCAGCACGCTCGGTTTAGCAGTGCTATTAAGGAAGAATAGATTGTCCCGGTACTTGGGTCCGCGATTGGGCAGGGATGTAGCGCGAGCAATGCCGTCAGCCACTTTCTTTGCCAGGTCTTTCTGGGTCAGGTACAGACACTCAGTGCCCATCGGCTTGGTCGTGGTCTGGTACGCGTTGAAATGGATGCTGACATCAAGCGTGCGGGACTGCCCATTGTGCCAGTTGACAATCCGATTGAGGTTCTCGTTCTGACTGTGGCTCCAGTCATCGTGGTAGATCTTCGTTTCAACACCAGCCGACTTCAACAGCCGTGCCGTTTCATCGACAACTCGGCGAGCTTCATTGACTTCATCGAGGTAACCGCTGGCACCGCGGACGTACTTGCCGTGGCCGGATGACATGCAGATGACCGTCATAGGTCTCTCCTGTTTGAATTAAATGTCTAGCTTTTCTTTCGGGTCCACTTCTGGGACTTTGAATGGGTCCTCGCCTTGGAAACGCTTTTCGAATTCGGTCCGAGTATCCGGTGGCGTCACAGGTTTCTTCCAAGAATTGTAACCACCAGGTTTCAGCTCGGGCTGACCGACGTTGCAGCGTGTCGTGAAGCCGACACCACGTTGATAGTTGTGCTCGGCTTCAGTCACGAGGTAGGTGCCATCAACACCGGGACGGGCACCAGAGATATTCAATCGGGCGCCAGCCTTCACTCGGGGATCACCATTCAGTAGCACCCAGCCATTGCCACGGCGGGCCTCTGAGTCAGCAGAACCACCACCATTGTTCTGTTCGCCGTTGGCTTTGTTGGCAACTGGCTGAATGAAATTCATCGCAGCCGATGCATCGCCGAATGGTGTGCTGCCACCGATAGTTTTCTCCACGCCATCCCAAGCACCCTTGAACAAATCAAAGAATTTACTTTCGGCCTTCGCCCACTGGGCGCGGCTGGAGAATGGTTTGATCCGCCAGCCAATCAGGTTGACACCCCACACCACATCGACGAACCCCATACCCATGTCTTCGTTCTTGCCGAACAAGATCGCTGTGCCGTTGGCTACTTTGAAATAGCCACCCATCTCATCAGCCATCCGCTGCCCAAAGTTATGGGCGCTCTCGTTGACATGCCAGAAGTCCCGTTTGATCTTTGACATCTCCGGGGACAACTTGAGTTGCAGTCCGGCCTTTTGGAAGACAGCTTGAGCCACTTCCTGCAATGGGATTTCGCCGTCGCCGCCACCGCCGCCGCCACCGCCGCCACCGCCGCCGCCGCCACTGCTATCATCTTCCTGGCCTTTGCCCTTGGTCATGTTCTGAACTTGCTTGCCAGGGCCTTTGTTATTATTGGAGGTGCCTTCAATCCATAACCGACGGCCACCACCTCGCCGAGTAAAACCCGACTCGACCTGGGCGACGATGCCAGAGAAAACGATCTGCAAACCAGGACCACCAAACGGCAATTCTTTTTTCACGGCCTCTTCTGCTAATCCCTCGACTTCACTTTGCCGCTGGCTTAGGAATGGTTTGTTGGAATAAGGCCGAGGTCCGGTGCTGTCCCAACCCAGGCAAATGATGATCCGAGATTTGTCCTGCGGAATTTGTAACTGGGCGTTTCGATCATCCAACTCCAGAGCACAAGTATCGAAGTCGCCTTCTAGCGTGTCGATGACCTTGACTGAAATCAAATAAGGGTCAACTCGATTGGTAACATCTTCACCATCGACAATGATCCTGCAAGCTGCATGGCGCATTGGTCCTTGGTGTTCAGCCATTATGCTCTCCTATCCACTGGAGCTGGTTGCACCATCGTATCTCCAGATGGTGTTGAACCCCACAACACCACGGTCGACTGGATCTGCGGCGCCCCACTTAGAACTTCAAAATCAATCGGGATACGAACCTGGGTACCGACCGGAAGGAACGGCGAGAACTGATGGGCCTTCGATAGATGCGGGTTATCATCCAGCAACCGCTCCACAATGCCGGGGGAGCGATTGCGGTAACGGCGCCACACGATCAGATCGACGGTGACATAATCACCACTGACAGTGATCAAGTCATAAGATCCTACGGGCATGTTACATCCTTATCAACGTGAGTATTGCTATAAGCACAAGGACCAAGCCGAGGGCCATGAGGATAATGGCCCAAATGGCTCGGTCCTCATTCATATTCCAACCCCTGCCGCTTTAAGACGCCTGCGCGCTTCTTCATCAGACATGTCGATTGGTTGTCCATCAGGACCAACCTTCCGGACGACTTGACCTTGGTTCGGAGGCGTTTCAACTGGCGTTTCAGTGGGGGTTGGTTCTACTGTTCCTGACGCTGGTCCGGCTGTGCCAGTCAGATAACCAGATTGCGTACCGGGATCATCTGGCACTGGCACTCTCTGGAATGATGCTTCGAAATCGATTTGTTGACCGATGCCATCCGGGGCAATCAGGCTGTGTGCCCGTTGCAGGGACTCGATAACGAACCAACCGAAGTGCCAGCCATCACCACGGATCAAGACATGGGCTTGTCCCATCCGGCGCATGTTGTCGAGCACATCAAGATGACCGAGACCACCACTGCTTGGCTTAGCAGCTTCTGGATTACGCTGACGAGACTTGCGGGCAAAGTAATGCGGGAATACTCGGCCTTTGAGCTGGATGGTTTCATCGCTTTCCCCAACCCATTCCCGATACATGGCAGCGCCGGCAATTTCTTTCTTGGCCCAGTCGGCTGCCGTGGCGTGGCTATACTCGCCGACGTTCAGCGGGTGGACTTGAAATTGTATCGGCCCCCACTGAAACAGAACCCAATTAGCCATTACGCTGCTCCTGATATATTCTATGCCGCTCCGATATCTGAATAGCTATTCCATCGTGCTTCGCGAACCTCACGGTCTGCCTGCCGACGCATTGACGCGCGAGCGAACTGAACATGACTATCATTAACACGCATGTTCACGTTCATCATGCTGTTTGGATAGACGTGACCACTAGAACCTGGACGGAAAAGTTCTGGTCCTTCTTCACCAACGATAGCAGTTTGTCCAGCTCGGATGGGTCCGCCACTTGCAAGAGCGATAAGTTCATCATCATTCTTCTTTGCTGGCTCTGCTACCTTGGGCGCGACGACCTTCGAGTCATCTGTCGGCTGCACAGGCGGCATTGGTTGTGTTGCTGCTATCTTGGCAGAAGAAGCTGGTGCAGTGCCGCCACTGGCTACATTAGCCGGGACACCTGCGGCCGGGAATTCACCACGACGAATGCCCGCACTGACACTCCCCCGAGTATGCCATGTCGTCTCTACTTGACCGCCGCCGGAATTTGGATTGGCTTTCGTTCCACCCGTGTTGCCCTGGATCATTTCGTATTCGGTTTCACCAGTCTTTGGATTTTTTCTGGTGTTACCAGTGTACATACCGACATGACCCTTGGCAGGATCACGACCACGATTGAAGACAAAGACGTCGCCCTTCATCAGGTTTTCATCGGCACCAACACCACGGCCCCATTTCAGGAACGACTTGGCTGCCCACGAATTAGTGCCCGTGCCTCCAGCATCTTTCACAATGCCGTTGACGAACTGGGCGCACCATGCATTCTGTTCACCGCTTAAACCACGGCCACCAGTTTTCATATATTGTTTCAACAGCTCTTGGTCTTTGGACTCGTTCAATCCTCGCATCGACAAGGCTTTGTCGACCGACATATTCAAATTGTTACTAGTACCCGGTATCGAACCGCCCGTATTACCGAGAGCAGCAACTTGCGTATTATTGGTGCCGTCAGATAGTTGCTGTGAATATTTATCGACACCCGCCTTCCAGTGCCGGTTCAATCCACCGGGATCATTCTTCGCACCAATGGGTGCGTAGGTCTCCGACATCTTCTGCATGTCACCGCCAGCTCTATGATAATTCTTGGCGATGTTGCGGCCGGCAGATTCGATGCCTTCTCCGATGGTCTTAAATTCCATTCCCTTCTGATGCCCGGTCTTTGGGTCCATCAACCCTGCAGGGTTGTTTTTGGTGGCAAGCATCTTTGACTTGCCTTGGCCAGTCTCATGGGCCATGATCCCGGCAAACTTGGCTGGCGGGATGTTGTTCTTTTTGGCTTCTTCCACAACCTTGTCGTACTGACCCGCCAGCGGTGTGCCAGCAAACATTTTGTCATAGGCAGATCGAGACAGCCCTCCGCCGCCACCGCCACCACCGCCGCCTCCCGGCGCCGCTGCTGTACCGCCGCCACCAAGTTCTGGAGGCAGTGTAGGTGCTACTGTGCCGGGTTGTACGGCTACACCACCAGGACCACTTTCGGTCGGCGTTGCGCTTCCGCCACCACCGCCACCACCGCTTGTGCCACCGCTTGTGCCACCGCCAGAGTTAGGCGATTGACCCATGCCACTACTGCCGCTGCCGTAACCAGAGCCGCCACCATAGCCGCCAGCCGGTCCGGCGCTTTGTCCGCCGCCCATACCATTGCCACCGACACCACTACCAACACCACCCGTGGTGAAGGAAGCATTGTGGATCATGCCGCTAAGGGCATTGGCACCATTGTCCAGTCGAGCAGCAAAGACCCTTACTTTGTCTCCGCCTTTATCAACCCCATAGGACATCTTCTTGATGTTGCCAGTGGTCTTCTGAAGTTCATCATTCAATTCGCGAAGTCGCTGCGAACCCAATTCCCGAAGAGCATTTTCCTTGCGGCGTTCTTCTGCTTGCCTTTGAAATTCCGGCGTCATTTGCTCCATGGCATCTTTCAACGCCTTGGCATCTTCAGCCGCCTTTTCTTTCTCACCAGGGAATGATGGTCCCGGTGTTTCATAACCTTGGAAGCGCGCTCCAAACTCGCCACCTCCACCTTCTTCTACTGCTCCCCGTGCCTTCTTAGAAGCTCGGGTCTCACGCCCCATCTTCTTGGCCATCCACTCCAGCGAGTCGCGTATTGAGGACTCGCCAATCTTGCCGAACAATGCGTCGGACATGGCGTCATCTGCCCAATCAGGCAACGCACCTTTCTTGAAACCATCCCAGATTTCTTTGATGGCAAGAACCAACCGCCGCAAGTCTTGGAATTCTTTAATGAGTGCCTTGATGCCTTCAGTAACGCCGAGGGTATGCAACAGCAAACCAAATTCTTTTGACAACGCGTCAAGGCTCATCAGCATCTTGTCGATGCTGGCCTGTGGTCCTTCCATGACATTCTTGAAAGCACCAGCGGCACGGCCTTGGCTATTGGCAATGTCGTTTATCCGGCCGTGCATCTTGTCATAGTCGTTGAGCAAGGCACGGAC